TAGGGCTCGTTAGGGACTTGCACCCATTAGACAATACACATGCTAGTCAAACAAAAATCCCCTCCTACCCTCACGGGCAAGAGAGGACACTCATTTAAACAATCTAGCTATGAAAACTAGAAATATCTTATTTCCCGCACTTAACAACTTCGAAAACACGATGCTCTCTGTCGGCGGAAAGTCTATTACCTTCTTCATCGCATATGTGGCCATCTTCGTTGACCCATAGCTTCTGGTTGAACATTTCTTCGCACATTCCCAGGATCTTAAGATATTCCTGTGCCTCGAAGATGACGTTCTTGCCATCACGCTCTGCCCTCTTGAAGTTATCGATAAGATCTGGATTCAGGTCAGGTGCAGTGATATCGTACTCATCCATTTCATCGTGATAGTGGATGTTGAGAATCTCCAACTCTTCCACCATTGCGGAGTTCGTACCAATCTCGCCAGTCAGAGCCTTCATAACGGTCTCCTTTTCTAGCTTTTCGTACTTCTTCCGACACTCATTGATGAGTTTATTCAACTCTTCTACTGTATAATCTTCTACCATATTCATTATTTTAATTGGTTAAACAATGGCAGGAGATGGCTTCTAACCACCTCCAGTTTTAGCTTAATCCTCATCTATACCGTTATCGAGGTCTTCTTCATAGACGCCGAACAATCTCAGTGTATTGCTGTCAATCTCGGTCTTACCGACGATATAGCGCTGTGTCATCTGGATATTCGGCATACCGTTACTAGTATGTCCCATCATGACGGCAATCTGCTCCAACGGCACTCCCTTCTTTGAGAGATTCGTTGCGAACGAGCGTCTGCCGGTATGGGATGATACGAACCGATACTTCTTTCCGGTCTCTTCCTTTCCAGCTTTGAACACCTTTGTATTCGTATCTATTCCGCAGTCACGACAGATATCGCGGAGTGCTCTATTGAACGTCCTTTCACCTATCTCACCCGGAAGAGGCTCGTCACCAGTACCGCATACGAGGAACTTGCGGAGCTTCTTGTGAAGTGGAACCCTTACCTCGGTCTTTGTCTTCTGAGTAACATACACGAGGAAGTGTCCGGTATCATCTATGTTCTCTTCCGTCATTCTCTGGCAGTCGCTGTAACGTGCGCCACAGAGACATTCCATGATAAACATTCTCTGAACATATCTTTTTGTTTTCCCGTGAGGGTTGTACTTTATGATTCTGTTTATCTCCTCATCAGAGAGATATACAGACTGGACCGGCACAGCCTTCGCTCTAAGTATTCTGCCGAACGTAGGACTAGGAATTTCCCTGGTAGCATCGTTCTCACGTATCACAGCCTTGATGGTTGCACATACGGTTCTTGCCGAGTTAGGAGCGTAGTTCTCCTGGATCTTCTCGAAGAGGTCGCGCAGATTGTCGTCTGTGATGTCTTCCCATAATGGCTTATGTCCAAGCATCTCTTCGAACATCCTTACAACCTTAATAAGCTTCGGATATTTCCAGATGTATGCGCCATAGAACGTGTCATGCCTCCAGGCGTTGCTGTGATAATTGGCGAACCAACCCTGCTTGATGGCAGTCTTGTACTTCTGCTGCTGTGTGTAGCTAAGAAGTCTCTCCCAATCTCTTGTCTTGATTCTTATTTCTTCTGTCATAATTCTATAATTTTGGTTACTAGTGGCAAAGATACGAAAAGTTTATAATATAAACCATCGTCTTTGCCGTTTTTAACGCTAATTTAACCTTCCGAAGCAGTCTGCTTCTCGACTGATACGAGTCTTAGGGTAGAACCATTATGGTCATTCCACACACGCATGTAGTCTTCCGCCTCATCCAATGCATCTTTATATGATTCTGCCCGGAATACGTACGGATTCTCCTTAGGAATGAAAATTCCATCATTGTAGGCAATCTTATACTTTGCAGCATAGACACCAATATAGCCGTTCAGCTCGTCGTTCAGACTAGTAGCGATGTCTGCAAGAAGGTCAACTGGTATATCGTCATCGATAGCTTTTGCTTCCGGGAGCTCAAACCCTACAGAAGTGCATCGGCTATGAATGATAGGGATAGCTGTATCGCTGTCGCCTACTTCTACGATGTTCACCTCCCTGTTGTCGCCGGCAAGTACAGGCCAATCGAACACCTTTCTGCTCACATTGTGCTCTCTCATTATCTCACGGATGGTGCATGCAAGTTCCATCTTTGCTGTTGAACGCAACTCATCAATCTTGTCTTTCAATACTTTTCTATCCATAATCTTAATGTTTTGGTTTAACTTGATGCCCACCGTTTCCGGCAGGCTTGTTTGGCTTAGTCTTTTCTTTCGATATCAAGACCCGTAAGCACGCCTTTCATATAGGCTAATGCCTCTTCCTTGCATTCCGACAGAAACTTCTGGCAGCCATCAATGATAACGCCATACTTACCGCTCGGATAATTCTGTAGAGAGCACGAGTGGTAATACTTTCCGGATTTCTCCTCGATTTCTCCTGCGAGTCGCTTCCCTTCGTCGGTCTCATTTGGACGATTTTCTGGGTACTCATCGTAAAAATACTCGTGCCATAAATCTAGTAGCATATCCTTGCAATCCTCCATATCTTGCAAAATATCCGATAATTTGTATGGCGCGCCGTTAGCACCATGTCCATCCTCGCCAATCCATTTACTGGCTTCCTCGTCAGGATCGAAGTCGCTATAATATTGATACAACTTATCCATGAAGTCAGACTTATTGCCATTCTCGAACCAAATTGTGGCGATGAAATCTTGGTTTTGTGGGGAATACTTCTCTAACTCGACGCAAACCTCACCTCTTTCGTTAGGTGTATCGTCAACATTATAACTCCATCCTAAATCCTCTACTAATTTTAAAAAATCATTCATATTTTTAATTTTTATTGGTTAATACTGGGAGCGTGAAACAATAATGTTCCACGCCTTGTTCGGCTTTACACCGGCAGAGACACGATGTATTCCTTCTTCTTCTTTCGTGTTCTGCTCTTCACAGTGAATCCACAAAAATCTCTCAGCCACCCGGCAGCATTGCCGATGAAAGGCTCGTTCACCATAAGGATAGGACGGAGCATTCCGTTCTTCTTCATGAACTGATAGTCGGTGAAGTCGAACGGATCATCCAGGTCCTCACTCTTCTTTGCCCATATGTTCACGTCGAGATAGTCAATGAAGTCTCCCTCTGGCGGGTTATCCATCTCGATGAATCTCTTCGGAGTTAGGAGAATCGTCTCCTTAGGCTCATGGGTCATAAAGAAATTCTCTACAACCTCGTTGAACTTGTCCATGTCCATCTGTTTCTGGACAATGCCCTTTCTCTTCATGATGTCAGAAGCTTTGAGCATTCTTGTACCTCTTCTTGCTGTTGCCATAATTCAAAATTTTAATTGGTTAAACATAGTACCCTCCGAAGAGGGCATTTGGCTAGTGTGCGAGGAATCCTACCGCCTGTCCTTTCCCGATAGACCAGCACAACCTATCTTCCTTCAGACACTCTGTGCAGTTTCCGGTACACAGGCGTGTCCCTTCCGGAGCAGACGTTCCGCTCTCGAAGATAGGATGAGCCTCCGGGAATCCGTGGCGGTTATCCATCTTGAGACCAAGCCACCCCGAAAAGAGGATGTGCATGTTCTCTGGAATGACGTTGCCATAATCAAGGTACTCGTTACACACATCGAACATCTTCGTGAACGCCAGGAACTTGGTATCCTTATGTTTTCGTGCAATCTCGCACATTTTGTCAAGATACCATTTATTCTGGATGTCACCGCCGATATGGAATCTGAATGCTCTAGGATAGCGGTAGTTGAGGTAATCATCAATCTCCTTGAAGAATCTCTCAGGATCTTCGTGGTAGATTGCGGAGTTGATAGCTCTCGTCTTGATAACCTCTTTATAGATGAAGTCGTTGCGGAGGTCGTAGCAGCTCTTTGCACAGATTGCGCAGTTACCGCAATCCATTACAGGGATAAGCGATACGGATGGGATTGCCCCCAATTTGTTGTTACCATCACTGATCTTGACATGCAAGTCGCTGACGTTCTCTACTGCGTTCTCATAAGCTGCCTGTGCCTTTGACAGACGAGTCTTCATTCCTTCCTTACCTAATGTCCAGTAATTTCTACTCATAATTCTAATTTGAATGGTTAAACTTGGGGAACAAAAAACCGGCGTGTCTCACGACAGACCGGTTTTGAACCATTTAAACAAAATTTAGTTATGATATGAGTAGTCAGCCGCTTCTAACGACTGACATGTTTGGCTAATCTTTCGGTACATTCCAGTGGAATGAAATTATAGCTTCTCCATTATAGATGGAGAATGTTACGATAAGTTTCATATCTTCCTCGCGCTCGTCATCTATGTACTGCTTATGCTCCGAAATCACTGCGGTAAGAAGGTGACAGTCGTCTCCCGTTATGTTTCTGATTACCGCATTTCCGAAATCGTCAAGCTTATCCATACTGCGGAATGGCTGCGGAATGCATTTAAGCTCAACAAAATTATCCTTGATGGTAGCCATTACGGGAACTCCTGCAATAAATCCGAGGTATGTATTCCCGGAGAATGAATAGCTTCCGTCATCGAACATGTTTTCTTCCCACCAGTCTAGCATGACGTTCTTGTTGTCAAGAGGAGCAGGAGCAAGCTTGCTCGTATTGATCATCTTCTTTATTTCCTTCATAATTCTTTATTTTTTTTGGTTAAACATTGAATCGGTTACCGAATCAGTAACCGACTTTTGGCTAGAATGGTCCCCGGCTGGCGCCTTACTCTATAAGTTCGATCTAGAGAGCTTTAGCTCGAAGGATTACCTCCAGTGAATGCACTGGAGGAGATCCTTCGTTGAAGAAGCTCTTGTAAACACAAGCTGCCGGGCCACCATTCTTCAGGCGGCGAACCTTACGTCTTAATGATGATTACTTGTTCTCGCTCTTGGCTTTCTTCCACTCAAGAATCTTGCCCTGGATGTTAATGCCAGATTCCTTGATAAGCTGCTTGAGAACACCGAGCATTCTCCAACCCTCTTCATCGTAGAGCTTGGCTTTAGACTCAAGCTCCTTTAATGAGTTGGTCTCTGACATCTTGCGGCCGTTCTTCAGGAATCTTGCTCCGTGGAACATGATGAGGTTTCTCATCGTGTAGTAGGAACCTGAACCCTTGTAGGCAGTAATGAACGCATCAGCCTGCTTGGTATCCCACGCGAGATGCTTGCGGTTCTTGTTGAACTTGCGAACGGCATCGTAGAGTTCCTTGTAGGTTTCTACGGCACTCATCTTGTTGGCAAGGTCACGGAGAGGATTGTATACCTTTCTCTCCAAGTCAGCGACGAAGATGTTTTCGTTTTGAAGACGGATATAAGGATTACCCTTGCAGGTATGCTTGTATGTCTTCTTCTTTTTTCCATCCTTGTCTTCCTTGACAGTGTAGATGCACTTGTCGTCGATATAGCTGCGGAGCTTGCTGATGTAGTCAATAGCCATGTCGTGTGCTACAACTCCGTTGAACCAGCGGTTTCTCGCCTTGAGATTCTCGTAGTCCTTGTGGTCACACATCTTCATCTGAGCATACAGCTCGTTCTCCAACATGCGCCACTGGTACTCGTAGCCTTTCTTCTGCAACACCTCGTTGAATGACTTGCCGTCCTTCTCCATGTCTCGCAACATGTGGAACATCTGACTCATCACCCAACGACGGAAGAGCTTCCAGTTACTTACGTATCCACCATCGACAATCTGCTTGCCTACCGCATCGATGGTTGCATCGTCCATATCAACAGGAACAGCCGCACCATTTTCGATTTTGATAAGCTGATCATCACCGAGAGGGAAATATTTACTAGTATCAACACCTGCTGCCTTAAGAGCTTCGAGACGCATCTGCGCCTTGGTCTTCTTACCGGTAGCTGCTGTAGCCTCTACATTGTTAGTTACGATGTTCAAGTTCTCACCAGTGATTGTTACAATCTGCTTCATAATTCTAATTATTTTAAATTGGTTACTAAAAATTTATTTAACTCTAGTGGATGAGGCTTACGCCCCACCCTTGTTTGGCTCAATCCAGTCTCTGAGGATAATCAGATCCTTGTCGTTCTCGGACTTCCAGAACCATCTTCCCCATCTGTTCTCCCATGCAAGGTTGCCTCTTAGAAGCTGAATCAGTATGTATAGCTCCAGCTTACATCTAGCTACCTCTCGTCGCTCACCATACATCATATCTTCGTCTGAGAGCTCTTTCTCGGGCAAAGCCTTGAAGTAGTAGCGACGATGGGATTCAGAACGCTCTGATGGCACAGAATGCTTGTATGCGGCATATCTCTGCTCTATCGCGAACAGGACTACTGCATGTGTCAGGTAAGGTGTATCTTTCGGCTTATCTTCCTCAGACATTACTATCTTACCATTCATCCTACATGTCCTCTTCTGGAAGTTGATGGTGAACTTAGCACCATTCTCAACTGCATTGATAATCTCGTCGTATGTCATAATTCTATTGTATTGGTTAATAGGGATAGTGCTTATTCTAGCACTATCAAATTGGCTTCTTCGAGTTCATCCTTACTCAGTACATCTTCGTCTTCTCCGACGTGGATATAGAACTTATCTCCGTTCGCCCACTCCATTGCACGCATATACAACCAGTGAGCATCCTCGATAGAGAATCCGTCTGCACTTATAGAATCAAGCATCTCACCCATGCAAACTTCTGACGTTTCGTACTCTTTCTTGATTTCCTCAAGCTTCTTTAGTAATCTGCTGTTCGTAATTCTTAAATATTGGTTAATGGGAGTGCGCTCAGAGAATCTGTTGCGTAACTATAAGGTCTTGATTAATACTGTATCTAAGTCCTGACAGATCCAGGTAACCACCTGGATCTTCAGGATGATTGATACCGTATTGTACAATCTATTCTCCTTGCGCACCATTCGGCTCGCAATAACCTAGTCTGACTCAACCTGATACGTTGCATTGCTTTAAGTTTTTGATTAAGGGCGTGGCATTGTTATGAAGCCAACCTCAGGAAGCGTACGCTTCCCCATCCTTGGCTTCAGGATCAATGAAACGCTCGATGAACTCTCAGAACTTGTCAGACATCGCTGCAATGCGCATGACTTATCTCATGTATTCTGTTGCATGGATATATGTTCTCGATTCGGTCCCGTGACTGGATACCTGTGCCTGCGGAGATATCGGCAGGCACAGGTATTCCACCTTACGGGATATTAAACCTCATACTCTTGATAAGTCGTGATGCAATTCACATGGTTGTTTGCAGGTACACTCATAGGTCTGTTGTCTTACTATAGGCTGATGATTTAACCCGCTTGCTGATACGCGAGATTTCTGGTATTACCAGACATATCGCGTTGATACAAGGCGGGTTGAATAAACCGATACCTCCTCGTGTACCTCGTTTGGCAATAACGTTGTCTTCATCTGAGAGCGTGGCACGTAGCTCTAGCAGTTTGATTTGAGCTGTTATGTATCGCCGGAATACCCGGATAGTGTTCCGGGGAGGCCGGCGAGATTCGTAACAGTTCCGTAAACTTTGCTCTCCTCTGAAGACTTCCCTCGTGCTCGGGTGGTTCCATGACCGATGGATCGGCACAATACTTTACGATTCTGATTTGACACAGGATTCGCCAGAATAGGTGATCCAGGACAATGCGCCTACTGCGCAGCCGTCCAGGATCAACTACTCTGGTTAAGAGACCTGTTGCATAAACTTCAGCCATCCGTCAGGGATTAGTGGTGTGCGCCACCGGTGGTGGTCATACGGTATGTCACATTTCTGTACTTCGTTGATGAGCTACGCCTTGTGCGGTTATATGAACATCCATGCATTGTCGGATGTTCAGATGATGTTATAGAGGCGTCGCCTGAATCGGTCCGTCCTTCTCCCACGTCCGTGTGCTCGGTTACAGAGTCTGCCGGTCAGAAGATACTGCGCATGGCTTTATAAGTTCGATAATGTCCGGTTTAGGACGAACAGAGGACCATCTAGGTATTAGATGGTCCCTGTACTCCGCAACCGGGATATTTAAAACCTTGTATCTTCATTCCGGCAAATCCTTGCGCTAGGATGCTCATCTACAGAGTATTCACCAATGTGTTGTACGCTGCCCTGCTCGTTCGCAAGGCATTCTGAGCACAACCTATCGATAGATACCCCTTGATTTCGCTCTCTGTCTTACTCCTGTTGGCTTTCACGTTCCTTCCACGACCTCGGTCTATGCAACCTACAGCCTGAGTCTTCACGTATCCGAGACCACCGACCTTTCTCTTGCCTGTCTTGACCGCACGGATGCAGTCCATGACGAAGGTGTTGAGCTTGTCGATGTCCTCTTTCACGTTTATGACTGGAAGAACCTGAGTAGACCAGGAATAATCGCAGTACCCCTTGTAGAGATACCTGTTTACTGCATTGATGGCTTTCGTCATCGTGGTGTCACGTTTCTTTATCGTCCTCTTCTCAATCTCCTTCTGAAAGGTCTTGATGCGTGTGGACGACAGAGAGATATTGTGACCCTTGATGGAATATCCCAAGAACTTAAACCAGTGATTAGCATCAAGATACTCAACCTTCTTCGGATTGAGCGTCATCTGCATCATCTCCAGCTCGCTCTTCATGATATCCATGGCTTTCTCATAGTCTTCACCGACAAACAGCGTATCATCTGAATAGCGGACGTAATATCCGTTAAGCTTAGATAGCTTGTCGTCAAGATGATAGAGAATGACATCAGCCAGCCATGCAGCAACAGAACATCCCTGCTTGAGGGACTGATACTTCTCACAGAGGTTATTGTCCTCATCGAAATAGATATCCGTGTGATAGTAGTCACGAATGACATCTATCAGCGCAGACTTTCCGTACTTCTCCTCTACCTTGTCGAATGCCCAGTCGATGAACCGAATAGGCACGGAATCAAAGTACTTGGAGAAGTCACCTTTCCATCCGATGATTTTACCATCTGCCGAGTATATTATCCGAGAAACATCTTGCACCACACGACCGCAGCCGATACCCTTTTGGTATGACGTACAGCGTGGATGCACCATCTCTGGCATCAGCTCGAACAAGAGGTCGTTTGCTATGCTCAAGAGGATTCTGTCTACAGGTTCATTCACATAGACCGTACGGAAATCTCCGTTGTCTTTCGGAATCTTGGCTGTATGAGGCGGCATTATCTTGTAATTTCCGCTCTTGATCCTCTGATACATGGCCAGACGAGCCTCAGGTGTTGTAAGCTGATACATTACTGCTTTGTTCATGTCCTTGAATAAGCCTTTCTCGATAGCATACTGCCATCTGGCTTTCTCGAAGAACATCTCTAGGATTCTGTCTTCATTCATAATTCTTATGTTTTGGTTATTGCGCGCAGTTCTTAGCTGCGCTTTTTAGGCAATGTTACTTCATCGCAAGGGAAGCACTGGTCTATAGGCCACCAGTATTCATTATCAATTCCCGCGAATCCTCTTTCCTCTGAAACGTGAGTGACAACGTGTTCCTTTGATTGGGAATGTATGTCGCAGTATACCATCGTTCCTACTTTGATTTTCTTCATATCTCTAATATTTTTGGTTATTGGTAGGGAGATTGCTCTCCCCGTTTGGCTTAGTCGATGTGCTGGAGTGCTACGCTGTCATCTTCTTCGGATTCTCTCCAGTACTCCTGATCTGGTTCGATCTCGATAACCTCACCTGAGAAATTGTCAGCATCAAGAATAATATCGCTATTATTATAGGCATCCTGCACTTTCTGTACGGCTTCATTCTCACTCTCAGCATCAACGCTGACTACCTTGTTCAAATGTTCTGTGACTGATACGTAATATCTCTTCATAATCTTTAATAATTTGGTTAATGATGTCAGAGGGATTGCTCCCTCCGTTTTTAGGCTAATGCGTTCAATACTCTGTGTGCGTTGTATGCCACAGGATTGCTGTACTTTGCTTTCTCCCACTTTTTACGCTCACAGACTTTCAAGCAATACTCATGTGCTATATTCTCTGATAGTGCATCGAACGTGTCGTGTGTGACATCTGATGGTTTACCGAAATAAACTCTGTAACCATCCCTGTAGCATACTATACGTCTGCCAAGTCTGTAGATTGTTCTACTGCCTTTCTCTACAAATGTAATTCTTTCCATAATTCTCTGTATTTGGTTATTGGTAGGTAGCCAAATGGCTACCAATTTTAGGCTTCGTTCCATGCTTTCCACGCTTCATCCGTATTCTTGGTGATTGCCTCGTTCCAAAGTTTCTCCAATTTATAGAAAATCTTCTGGAAAGCCTTCGATGTTGCCTTTGGGTCAATGCGCTTGCCGAGATAAGGTCGATTACGTGTAATCGTAATTTCGTCCTCGCACCAGCAACACCTGATCATCCCATACTCCGTAGGAGAACAACCTAGGTAAATTCCTTTTGCGTCATAACGCTCTTTACGTAACCACTTCGGGTAAGGAACGTAAATGGTCCATGCGTCAACACAGAAACGGAACTTCTTTCTTGTGTCGTGATAAAGTCTCAATTTCATAATTCTTTGTAATTTGGTTGATAGAAGAGGAGCATGCAAGCTCCCCTTGTTAGGCTGTTTCTTTTAGTTTGATTCCATTCTCTTCGAGAGCGACCTTGATCAGCTCGTCAGAGTCCTCATAGTACTCTCCCCAGCAGGAATCAATCTGTTTCCAGTCGTAGTCGTCCTCCGGCTCACGACCTATTTCCGTGAAGACTTTCTTGTAATGGACTTTCTTCTCTAAGACGAACCCCTTGACATCTCCCCACATCCAAAGACCTATGCACTTAACCTCATGCTCAAATAGGTCCAAGGCTCGCTTTCTCCAGTTTTTTGTATTAGTGTCACAATATTTGGAGAAACGCTTCTTGTCGCAGTAGGCATATCCGCTGACATAATCTCCCTGACTGTAGCCAGTAGATGACCACTCGTAGAATGCAATATCCTTGCAGTCATGCAGAAGATACGTGAAATCGTCCTCTTCGAGGATATCACAAAGCTCCTCTCTATAGTCGAATCTCTTCAAGTCGCTCGGGCAGAACTCTTCGTGGTTATACCACTCACCCTCGTACAGACTTTCAAGATACCACATGCGGTCACTCTTGTCATAGCGCATACGGTAATTGTCGACGTTTTCACTATTGATATAATCAATAATCTTCTTTTGTGACACGTAGTTACAAACTAGATCCTTCAATGCATCCTCCGCATTTTTAGCGTCGACTTCACTGCTACAACCACGAGAAAGCCCCCTGTTGTATCCGTAATCGGAATAGTCCCAGAAGTAAACTCCCACCAAATCCCATTCTGTGCAAGGGCATTCGGCATCCTCATCCTGGTAAATGGTGATTCTGTAATCACCAATCTCCTTCTTAGCAAATTCGTAACTCATATCTAATATCATTTAAATGGTTTAACATTGAATATCCCCATGCTAGGGGATATTGTTAGGCTTCCTCATAATCTTCCTCCATCATAGAGTGAATCTCTTCAAGTTCGTTCGAGAAATTGTACTTGATGTTGTACGTGCCGAACGCCTTGAAGTACCACTCTTCAAGGTACGCTCTGTCCTCGTCAGCCTGCTCGCTGTCCTCTGCCGAATCAAGTCTGGCTACCATCTGAGGATAAAAATCGTAGTAATCGTCGCCATCGTAGTCCGTCGCCCAGAACGTACCTGTAACGTGTCTAGGATAATCGTTGTACAGATTGGCAAAATTACCATCCATGCGCTGGTCATTAAGATGGAGATATTTCTTCATCTCTCTGTTTACCTTATGGGTAAACTCCCATGCAAGAGACTGGATATTCTTTCCGTACAAATCGGCAATGTATTCTTCCATGTCTTCTGCGTCATCGAAATTCTCCAGGCATTCGCGATAGAGGCCTTCGATTGTCTTGGCAAAGCTTTTTACACCGATATAATCGGCTACTTTTTCGATAACCTCACCCTTGCTGTTCATAACATATTCCCAAATATTCTTTTCCATAATTCATCTGTTTAATGGTTCATAATTGTTCCCCACGATGATGTGGGGAGTTTTAGCCACATATGGCAATGTCGCCATAATTTCTGTAGAAATGCTTGTATGCCTCAAGACCACTTGCAGCTTTCAAGTCTGTGACCTCTAGCTTACCGGTATCCTTGCGTACCTCTGCAATAGAGAATGAATTGTCGTGCGTCCACTTGATGAGGTCCACACGCCTAACAGGATTCTCTACTGACTCAACGATTTTACACTTCAGTAAATCGTCATTCAGTATTTTCTCTAAATCACTCATAATTCTGTAATTTTTTGTTAATAGAAATCCCCACCCGTGAGAGTGAGGATTGGTTTGGCTAATCATCGAAATCACTTTCATCCTGATCGTACCACCAGTCCTGGAATCGATTTGCAACCTCTTCCAGTGCATACTTGGCAAATGTGTCGTAGATATTTCTGCTCTCGCCCTCGTTAAAAGGAGCATACAGAGCCTTGCCGATAGCATCATAGGTGACAGATTTGTCGTCCTTGAAATTCCCGAATCCCTTAATCATCGTGATAAGGTCTTCTCCCAAATCATCGGCAAGCTCGTGCATATTCTCCATGATAGCACTCTTGTTCTCGTTCCAGAACTTGCTTGTCTGATAAGGATAACAGAATCCAGTGTACCCGTCATTTGCATTTCTGCAACTATCGAGAGAATTCAATATCGTGTCTTCATCGACACCACCAAGCTGCTCTACTACGGCATATGCCATCTTTACGAATGATGGATTATCATTTTCCTTGATAAACGCATCCCATACTTTCTGTATATTCATAATTCTGTATTTTGGTTGATAATAGAAACAGACAAGCGAACCATACGCTTGCCTGTAATTTTGGCTAAAAAATGTAGATAGCCGAAGTTCTTGCACAAATAGCATACAGCTTTCCGCTGTGACCACGGAACAGCATTCCGTTGCATCCGTACACACCGGAAGAATAGCCTACCTGACTATATTCTTCCGGGATGGCTGCACGGCTTGAACTGTGTGTTATATCCTTGGCAGCTCCTACTCTAACGAGTCTCTTCAACTCTTTCTGTGTCATTTTCTCCATAATTCTTTAATTTTGATGGTTTAACATGGCTTCTGTGCAGATAGACTGCACAGAATGTTTGGCTAGAACTTGCGAGGTCGCATGCACGATTGCTCAATCTCCTGAGCCTTCTTGTCTGCACGCGCTACGCGTCTGAAATACTCGCTCTTGTCGAGGTTCTTGCGTCTGCACTCCTCGCTGATAACTGCCTTGTGGCTCGCTACGAGCCTGGCAAGGAACTTTCTGTCTCCGTCTGTCATAATTCTGAATTTTATTGGTTAATAATTGGAGGCGTAGCAAATAACTACGCCGGATCTGGTCTAAAGCTGTACGTAAGAAGCCACTCGCCATTTAATGCGCCGAGAAACTTCCTTGCGGCTCTCTCTCCCCATCCTCGTGGCTTGTACGCATCTTCTTTCAAATACTTTTCTACAAGCTTCTCTAGCTGAGTCTTTTCTTCTGCTGTCATAATATATTCTGTTTTGGTTAATAGCAGGCAGCACATTATCGTACTGCCCAGTTCTGGCTAGAGATTGTACACCGGACTTTCTGAAGCACACAGAATCGTAGGACCGGTGAGGATGGAGAACGCACAAGGGTCAAAGCCCTCGATATTCTTCATGCTCTCAATTTTATTCTGTACTACATTACGTATGGATGACAGATTAAGCCTACCGTCAATAGGCATGACAGAATCCATGCCCACCATCTCCACAATACTGAAATCATCTGTAAATCTCATGTTCACAAGGTCAAACTTATTAATCTTGTGATAAAATTGTACCCATTTGCTCATAATTCTAGTATTTTTGGTTTGTAGGAGAGGGAGTTCTATCTCCCTCATTTTTCAGGCTGTGTGTACTTCTTGAGAAATTCTGCGAGCTTGTTGTATTCATCGTCAATTTCTTCCTTGCTATCCACATAAAAGAAATTTGCGGTACAGCTGTCTGTAACTTTACACGTATCATCAAAGACAGCAGCATGAGCAGACATAGACCCGGTTTCTCCGTCTAATCTGACAGTAAGGCTCACGCCTGGCAGACTCTCTGCCAAATCTCTCTGAATTTTCTGCAATTTTGGCATGATGGTAGAACGTATGTACTCTACATTCTCCTTGTATTCTTCATCTATCATAATCTATAATTTTTGGTGAATAATTGTATGCGTGACAGTTGCCACGCACATTTTAGGCTGAATGCTCCTTGATGAAGTCTGTGAGTCTCTTGTACTCACACTCCAGCTTTTCTCTGTCAAGCACGCAGGAGAGATGCAGGTGAAGGTATTTGTTGACCTTACCATACATGATGGTGTAGGCATGACAGACAATGTATTTGCCCTCAGGATCTACGTCTACCTCCAGACCCACCTTATTCTTGCCGAATACGTCGCGCTGAATCTCCTGCAATCTAGGCAGAATCTTGTCGCGCAGATATTCTCTGCTCTTCTCTTCCAATTTAGGGTTCTCTAATTTCTTCATAATCTAAAATATTGGTGAATAGTATGCGTGACAACCGCCACGCACATTTCAGCTCATGCACAGCACCGCTATCTCAGAGAAGCTCTTGGAGATAGTTTTCTTGCTACGATAATCTCTGTAGCCCTTAGTATTGTTGCTATGCCACTGGCGCGCTGCTATCTTGATCTTCTCCATCTCATGCATAAGCGCACGCTCAAAATTCTTCTGTGATTTTCTGTCTAACATAATTCAATTTGTTTAATGGGTTCTACATAGTATGCCCAGGAAAATGCCTGAGCACATTTTTGGCTACTCGTACTTGTTGAGCAGGAAAATCAGAATAATGCCATCGCCATTCAGGAGAGTCTGGCTCTTGTTCTCGTCATTTATTATGTTTTCACATATTCTCTCAAAGAGCGGATACGGGTCTCCGGCAATACTCTTGTAATACAATGCCATGTACGTACCGGGGATGAGAGGATAAGAGTCCTCAGGTTCTCCACCGAATACGTCACACGCCTGTGTATTGATCAGGACACGACGTACAGAGAAATTTCCCTCAACTTCCTGTGCGTCCATTCCACGCAAGAGGTCTATAACCTCATTCTTGCTCAAATCTTGCTTTAATATTCTATCCATATTTCTCTAATAATTTGGTTAATACTAGATACCGCCCGAATATCTCCAAGCGGTAGTTTTGGCTAGTCATAGATATCCTCTATCTGCTGCTGGATGGTATCTATCATTATACAGATAATAAACAGACCGCACATTTCAAGAACCGCAGAATATAAAACGGCTTGAAAATCTCCAAGCACAAATCCTACGATGGCAATGAAACCACACACGAAACTTGTAACTAATACGAGCGCAGCAGATAGCACGCCCTTTCTTACGATATACTTTTCCATAATTCTCTTGTTTAATTGGTTATATTATCGTACTGCCTGGATTTCTCCAAGCAGAATTTAGCCAAATGTTTCCAAGCACAATTATCGTACTTTCTAGATTCCTCACACTCCAGGCAGGATGAAATTCTCCAAGCGGAGTGTGGATCGCCACAGCTCACGGAAATACCACTTACCCTTTTCCGTACTGCTCCAAATATACACAAGCAGAATTCCGTAAAGAATTCCAAGCACATTCAGGAGAATTATCGTACTTGCCAAGCAAATGAATATTGGCGATGCCTGAATAAATCCAAGCACAGTTATCGTACTTGAATAAATAATCTGTCTTGCTTTCATATCTATATTTTTTTGGTAATTGTTCCGTAGCCACACACGACAATTATCGTACTGGCTACAGATTTTTAGGCTAGAACTGCAACGGTAAGTCGTTTTCCGTTGTAGCTCATGAATTCTACGTGGCTGTATATTGCCTGTAAGTCTGCAATATACCGCTCCATCATTCTCTTTCCTCTGCAATCTAATGATATCGTACTCATAATTCTAAATTTGTTGGTTTGTAATTGTAGAGCAGAGATTTCTCCCCGCCCCGATTTAGCCATAGGAAGTACGGACACGTTTTTTTATTGTCTTCATTCTCTCATGTTTACTCCGTACACCTTCGCTTCAAATAATCGACACGTTCACACGCTTGATTAAAATCTGCTGCGAGCGTTTTAATTTCCGTTGCCTCGCTACCGTCCCCGTTCATGGATTCCAGAGCACCACCAATTTGGTGCGTTGCGCTTCTACGAGTACTGGCGCACACTGGGAGAGATTTCTCTTTCGGATATACCTCACGTGTGTTATTCTCTCATTACAACACGAATTGTGATTTTAACCACAAGGCTCACAACTGACAAGCCTGGCACGTTCGGAACCCGTCCACGTGTGCCACACGATAGAATATGAATTATGATTTCTTTATCCCTGGGACGAAGGATATTATTCCATCGTTATAGGTAACACGACCTATCCCAGTGACTAGTGTTCTCCACTAGCTATCGTCCGCTCTGATAGAAGAAATATTCCTATCTCGCTGCACAGCTACGATTTCTTACCTGTACACGTGCCTCATCTCATTCGGTATCGTGGCGGCTCTGTGCTCTCTCGCTACCCTCGACGGGATTTCTCGCCCGCCTTTCTGTATCACTACAGATTCGTTTGCCAGATAGCTCTCTTGAATTTTGGCAATTAGTCCCCTGAGGGAGAATAAATTCTCTCTCTGAGTTAAGCCCACACACCACGACAAGGTTTACCAAATTGTGTGGGAAAAATAAGGACACGACGACCCGCTCCAAGTTGAAAAACCTGGAGTAAAATTTCCCACTGGCTACCTATCAAATAGCCAGTAGGAAAAACTAGATAGCTAGATTTCTCTAGCTACCTTCTTTGCGTTGCTTACTTTTGCGCCGCTGCAAGTTTAGCCTGTAACTCTGCAATCTGTTTTTGTAGGTCTGTTATGCTTTCACTCTTCTTCTTTGCTACCTTTGCACCACTTGAAAATGCTTGATGCAAAGAACACAACTTAGAACCAAGACGCTGCAAGCTATCTATTATAGTAGTTTGTACGTCTTTATTGTTGTTATCAAGCCACGCAAAGAAATTAGGTAGTTTATGTTTGCGAGAAAACTCACTAACAGCTGAACGCACGCACTCAGTCTGCAAATTGCAATAGCTTTCATCTGAAAGCACGTAATTTGTTGCTAATTTGTTGTACTTAGCACGTGCTTTCTCCAATTCTTTCTTTGCGCTTACAACTTCGCTATCGGTGCACTCGCTTAATAGCTTTTTGCGGTAACTATTGAGCACCTCTAAACTCTGCGCTAAGACTGCGCTACCTTTGCACTCGGTTACATAATTGGCAACCTTAGTACTTACGTGCTCATAACCTTGAGCACCTTTTACGGATAATTCTTTCATATAACTAAATTGTTTAAATATTACTTATAAGATAGTGTCCTATCTCTTTCTTTTTGTACTACAAAGGTACGAAAATTTATTGATAAAAGCAAATTTTTTATGTTAAAAATCGACCTTTAAAGACGTTATGACATATTGATACATAGATAGTTATAGGTTTTAACACTTTGTGGCAAAGTGTCAATATATTACGTTTTACTTCTATATATATAACTATATAAACACCATATGTTAATTTTTTAACATTTAACCAGTACGTTATTATGTAACATTTTTTCACTCAAGTAATTTGTAATAAGTTTTTGTGTTTCACGCTTTATTGATAATGTATAATTATGCAAGAAAATGAATATAAATAAAATTATAAAGTATTGGTTATTAAGAGGTTACATAAATTTTTTTATAAATATAAACCGACAATTTAAAATAATTACAAAAATATTGTTTCACGATGGTTTACACTATATAAACCGACACAAAGTGTAATAATTTCAGAAGAAACACCCCCACACCCCCTAAATAGCACTAAATCAGCGCGGTAGTCACCTCATTTAAAAATTTTTTCTTCCGATTTTTCAGCCTTTTTGTAAAGTTTAATTACTTTCGGTCATAAAGGATAATTATGCATATTCATTCATCCATTATTAATTAACATTTGATAGCATAAACTCTTACTTTGCAGACCAAACCATAAATGTATACCTATCCTTCATTTAATGTATACCTAAAATGTATATTTATACCCTTTATTTACTAGGGTTTTACTGGATATTCAGGATATTATCCGTATCTTTGTATTGTCGATATTTTATAGACGACATGTTGTAAGGACGACCTGACACGTGTTATCCTTCAGAAAGCCCCTGTTTATCGGGGTTTATCCTACACAATAACGGAAAATTAATATTATTATTGTACATAAATGGAAAATGGTATTGCTATAGACACATTGCACGCTCAGTTGCTAGACCTTTTGAGGCATGACGAGTACGGCTTCGAAGCGCTCCGTTGCCAGGACTGGGGTAAGGCAAACTCTGATAAGTACAACAAGCTGAAGTCTACTTTCATCAGGTCAATGAGACGTCTGGCGAAGAAGGCTCCGGTGAAGTACTACAACGGTGCTTACTACATGTTCAACGGCAAGATATACGAAGCTGTTCCGAAGATAGTTTTGGAACAGGCTTACCAGCTTCTGCTCCTCGACCTGGCCATGGCTCCGATGCTCGGCATCAGTACGGTGATGAACAAGTCATTCATGGAGGTGATAGAGTGCTACAACATACTGAGACCTACCTTCGACATCGTTGCATTCGCAAACGGAGTTGTTGACTTCGGCAGCGGTCTGAAGTATCCGAACGTGATGCCGTTCTCTCCCGAGTACCATGTCACATACTACCACCCATACGACTACAATCCGAAGGCGAAGTGCGACAGGTGGATGAACTTCATCAAGGAGGTCCTCCCAGACAGGACGTCGAGGATGATCCTCCAGATGTTCCTCGGTCTCGGTCTCATACAGAGAGGTACTGCATACAATCCGTACGAGGGGAAGGAATCATCGAAGATTGAGCTCTGTCTTCTCCTTATAGGTACGGGAGCCAACGGAAAGAGTGTCATCTTCGACGTTGCCTGCAACATATTCGGCAAGGACAGGATAAGCAAGATGGACTACGCCGACCTCACTGCTGACGGCGACGAGGGAATGAGGGGAAGGTATCCTATCAGGAACGCCATCTTCAACTGGTCTTCCGATTCTGACCCGAAGAAGTTCGGAAGGAAGAACACCGGTATGTTTAAGAGACTCGTGAGCGGTGAGCCCGTCCCTATGAGGAAGCTTGGAAGGGATATCCTTGAGGGGAACTCAATCCCCTATCTCATCTTCAACCTCAATGAGCTTCCGTTCCCTGATGATGCGTCGCTCGGATTCATCAGACGCTTGCAGTACGTGAGCTTCGATGTTACCATTCCTAAGGAGAGGCAGGACCCGGAGCTTGCGAGCAAGATCATCCGTGAAGAGCTGAGCGGAGTGTTCAACTGGATATTCCGTGGCGCGATGGAGCTGAGGAGCAGGAAGTACAGGTTCCCGGCAGCGGAGGGCAGCAGGAGACAGCTGCTTATCTCCCTTCTCGGAAGCAATCCTATCTATGCCTGGATAAGGGCGTATGATATGAGGTGCAGCCAAGAGGCGAGGGGCGAGATTTCGGAATGCATGCTTGCCAAGGAGATGTACGAGAGGTTCGTCGAGTTCTGCAAAGCCAACGATGTCGAGGAGAAGGATATCCCTACGATTCAGAAGTTCGGGCGTGATATGAGCGACAAGTACGGCTTCTTCAAGAAGAGGTCACAGGGCGGAATGACCTATCAGGTTTACGGCGCGCAGATGATTGACCTGAAGCAGGAGCTTCTCATCAACGACGTGAAGAATAAATTGCGTGGTGAGGAGGACGTCAAGCAGCCGGAGAGCTTCATTCAGCCTGATGATTAACGGTTATAAAACAGATTTCTATGATAGACAAGGAATATATCAAGGAGATTATATCCCGTATCACGAAGAAGAAGGCTGATGGGAATATTGTTCCGGCCACCGCTTCGATGCAGGAGATTATGATTGCTGTCCGCGATGATGCCCTGGAGTGCATGAGGACCATGTGTAACGAGAGGGAGATTGCTGTGAACAGAACGTTGAACAGTGTTTCATTCAAGTGCCTATGAGAAGACATCACAATCCGAACAAGGTTCCGCCGTTCAAGCCGGATCCTGAGCATTGGACCAGGAAGGTTCATTCATGGAAGGCGAAGGTCGCTTATGAGACTGAGGATGACGCTTGGGAGTTTCTGAATCAGATTCCGAGGTTGAAGGCACTTGGTTGGCATCCTTACTTATGCAAGGTTTGCTCAAAGTGGCATATTGGTAGGTTACATAATAAATAGTTGAGATATGGAAATTAGAGTTAGCGTTTTAGGAAAGGTCGCATACAAAGAAAGAGAAAGTAGGGAGGATGCAGAAAAAGCCGAACTATATCCATTTGGAGAAGGAGTGTATGCGGTAATGGATGGAGAAAATTTCGTTGAGTTAAGAGTCGTATCTGGCAAAAAACACAGCGATGAAAAAGGTGATTATTACGCATGCGTAGATAATTACTGGGTGCATGGGAAAATCTCAAACTCTGCAACTATCATAGAGCATGAAGAAAGGTTGAAGGATTATATCGACAAGTGTTTCGGTCGTCTTGAAGCTATTGTTAAAAAAACCAACGATTGTATCAGTAGTGTAAGTGAAGAACTTGATGGCTTTATGAGTAATTCTCAGGATGATTTTTGCTCTATTGAGAAATCTCTTGAAAGAATAGAGAAAGATGGTGTTGGTAGTGGAAAAGGTATCAGCGAGAAGACATTATTGTCTGCCATCGAGATTGTATCAAAACAAAAATAGTTGAGAATATGAAGAAGAAAGGATATTACGAATACGAAAACGGAATCTACCCTTTGAAACTTTGGGTACACATCGGTAAAGACTTGAAAGAGCTGATAGATTACTGTTTTGACAAGTGCAAGGCTCCCGATATTGATTACGGCGGCGTTACGTATTCCGATGCTGTCAGAAAGAGCGACAGAAGGCGCGGCGTTCTTGTATCGTTTCCGTGTCAGAAGGTTATGTCGATGAACTATTGCTGCCATGAAGCCTCTCACGTCTGCGATGCCATCGAGGAATATACTGATTTGGAACACGGCGGCGAACCTTCTGCCTATCTGATAGGTTGGATTGCGTCTTGCATCAACAATGCTCGTTTGGGTATTGGTGATTTTGTTGAAATTAAAGATAAGGAGAAATAGCTTATGAAACCGATTATAGTAATTGAGATTCCTTTTGGAATGGGCATTGATAGAGAAATCACAGAGCCTTATGGATATGATTTATTCTACGGAGATGGAAATATCGAAGCTCAGTGGAAGAAGCTTGAAGAACTTCGAGAAACGGGTGGCGTTATTATAGTTCAACCAAGCTACAATAGCGCAATTCGCGAGTTGTTAGATTCTTGCATTGGTGAGGATGGTTTTATTAAGGATTGTGGATTGCGTACGGTTCACACAAAAGAACATGGCAATTTCTGTATTGTCCTTTTTCATAACCAACAAGTTCTTATGGACGACAGAGCTTTTCGTATGATGATGAATAACAAAAAATAAATAGCTTATGAATTATGAAGATACTAACATAGGAACTGTGTTTATTGCACCTGCGTCATATTTTATCGAAGAACTCGAAGAGCAAGAAAAGAAAATTTTCAAAAACAGAGTCTTTCAATATGATAATCTGGTTTGCGGAATTGTCGACAAAATCGACTCTAAGCGCGGTTATGTTTGGGTGACGTTCAAAGTTCTAGACAACAACTACGTTGATTCAGGAATAACTCTAGCAATAGACTTTAAAGCTAATTGGCGCAGCTTTTGTGTCGTTAAAGGTGGAAAGAGGTTCAGTTCCTATCAGTTTCTCTGTCTCAAAGAGCGTGATATTATAGATATAATTAAAAATAAAGATTATGATTAAGATTGAAGATATTAAGGTTGGGTTGGAGTTTTTACTTCCGTGCGAGAGTATAGAACGCACCAGAGGAGGATTTTTCTATTATGTCAATACAAGGAAAGGATGCTGCATGTCACTGATTGAACCTACAGATGTTTTTTGTGTAAAGTCTGTTAAAAATGACTGTGTTTATTGTGGCGTTCGCGACATTACTAATGTACGCGTAGATTTAGATATTTTGCAGAAGAATGGTTTATATCCCGAATATGCAGAAAAGCTGATGGATGAATGGAAGGATTGTATCATCGGCGATAATCTTGATTGGAGCAAGTTGCCGCTTAAGGGGAAACAAAACGAAAGAACCGATGCTGACCGCTTCAAGGATATCACCGACAAGATGAGCGATACCTACAAGCGCAAGAATCACGATTATGGGAATGCTTTTTCCGAAATGTATGATGAGCTTGGTATCAACTACGGCTACGGAAAGATACGAGAGAAGGTAAATCGCATCAAGACGCTGAAGGACAATGAGGCGCAAGTTGCTAATGAACCATTGGAAGATGCTCTTCTTGACTGCGCTAACTATTGTATCTTGACATTGATGGAATATCAAAAACGTAAGGAACATGGAACAGACTGATTACACTTGCAAGGATTGCTTCTTCTTCAAGAATGGAGCTTGTAACCACCCTAATGAGATTAGGTTTACTTCTGAGGAGAATCCTTCTTGCACAGATTTCGAGTATAAGGAAATAAAAGTTGAACTTTAAAATATTGTTATCATGGCATTACCATTTGGAAAGACTATCAAGACAAGACACTTCACCGTGCTGAAGTTCAGTAAGAGCTTGTCTAAGAAAGAAGTTGCTTCACTCAGAGAGGATATCCCTGCTGAGATCAAGAAGCATTTACAGAGAGGCTCGCTGCCTTTCATCAAGATCGCGAACTTTGCCGGCACATGGGGTGTTGAATACTCTATCGGTACATCAATGTATGCTGCACTCGATGAATGTGTTCCTGTTGCTGTAGGAGACCATTATGAGTTCTCCAAGGATGATGGAAACATCATCGAGGCATTTGCCCAGCTTATGTATGCGGATACATCGTTGCCTGGCGATGCAGAATACACGGCAGGTAAGCTGAAGCTCCGTGACGAATACCTTGCCCGTGAGGCTGCGAGAAGAAACGCTGCTGCCGATGAGGGTAAGACAGAAGAGCAGCTTCGCAAGGAGAGCGATGAGGCTGTTCAGGAAGTCATCGACCGCGATAAGCATGCCGAGACTATTCTTGAGATGGCAGAACAGATTAAGAAGGAAGGAGGCAAGGATGAGTGATAAATTGCTTGAGGTCGTTCAAGACCATACTTCCCTGGTACAGGCACTCCAGTTCATTTTGGAGGCCGCAGAGACGAAGAAACTGCCTCCATACGGTGTTCTTCCTGTATTCAACGACGACCTTCTTAATGATAGGCTTAAGGGTATACTTGAGTTGGTTACCGGAGAGAAGTATACTTAATTGACTTCAAAGTTTTCTTCTACTTTATATATATAAAAGTTGAGGGGCAGCATCTGTGAAGACGCTGCCCCTCTTTGTTAACCAATTTTAGAATTATGCTCAGCAGAAAGAACCTGTGAACATTAATCTGTCTGCAAAGGTACTTGGTTTTGCAGAAATTCTAGTAAAACAAAATTACTTTAACACGAATTTAACTATTTTCCACCCTTACAGAGTCCATTTTTGAACAACAAGCAGTCATTCTTTCCGGTTGGATAATTTATTGGGAGGTAAAAATGGCAAGTCGTATCTTCCGTCTGAAGCTCATCCTGCTTAATTTTGGCAAAGTCTCCAATCATCTTTGTGTAGTCAGCCCATTCTTTGGAAGATGTATTCTTAATTTTTGAGCGGGCGATAACGAGGTCTTTGAGAATCTGTTCCTTTGATGTAGCCTTTGCGAGCTGTTCCGGGGTTAAATCTTCGCTATGCTCGTTTTCAATCTTCTTGCCATGTACCTCTGCGATTCTCTTCTGGACAGACTCTTGGGCTTCGAGCAAGTTCATCTCGTTTTCGAGGAAGGATTTCTCCCAGTTGAGTCCCTCGCCCTGAAAGGCGATGGCCCAACAATCCCTCATTGGCATACCTGAGCCACGGAGGCTTGCATAGATGTAATAGCGAGGGTCTTTCATCTTGAGAGCCTTCGCCTTCTTGTATGTATCGACGGATAATGTGTATCCTTTTGTTTCTTCAATCATAATCTTGATATTTAAAAGTTCAACATTTGCTGCCTGCGGTGTTCTAACCATACATTGATAGACTTGCCGTATATCCAATAGTCGAACACCTCTTCCGGCGACAATCCTTCGTCTATCATCCTTCCGCTAGCCTGGATATCCTTGATGGCCTTAATCCAACTATTATAGATATGCGGATAGCGTTTGCAGTCGGCGAGTTTCTGCTTATAGTTGTGCATAGGGCAGCACAGGCAGCCAATCCTATAGTAGCCCTCGTCGTACAGCTTGCAATGCTTAATACCGAGTGCATTCAAGAATAGCCATACATCATCATCTGTCCACTCTATGATTGGAGAGATTAAGAGCGATTCGTAGCCTCTGATGCAGCCGATGGTACGCTCATCACTGGCATTGGTGATGTTAATCTCGTGGATGCCCCACCGGGTTGGACGGCCACGCTTCTGACCGTTCCTTTTATCACGGAACTCGTCAAGACCTTCAAGGGAGCCGCTGTACTTATGGTTGGTAATCTCAACCTCACTCCTACCCGAACGCTGTCTACTTTCTGCGTGGCGGATGCCTATGAGAACCACGTTACCTGCGCCAATACCTTCTTTATAGACTCGACAGCACCATCGTATCAGTCTTGTCGGAAGCATGCCTTCCTTACGGGCCTGGTTATAGATGCTGATTTTCGGCTTTATCATATCTACGTCCGGATAGTGCTTGTGGCAGAACTTGATTACTTCTGGTGGATCGACGGACGTAAGCCCCATGTGAGCCTTGAACTTCACGCCTGCAATCTTGGCAATGTGATAAAGACACTGACTATCCTTGCCTGAACTGAACGATAGATAGAAGCCTTCGTTAGGCGAATATGCCAGTGCAAGCTTCTCCGCCTTTCTCAGCAGCTCTACAGAGTGCTTTATCTTCTCCTGGAATTCTTTAGGAAACTTCGGAAGAATTTCTTCTAAAGTGAAATTTAATTCAGAATTTATCATATCATTTCTTTTTATTATCCTTGAATGCAAATAAAGTGTAACAACAACACGAAACGTGGAACGGTGGATATGGGTCTTTGAAAGAATGGATGCCGGCATCGGCTTCGCTTTGACAGATATCACAAGGATAGCTGCTTCCTCTCTTGACATAGAATCCGATAGCCTTGTTCTCCTGCCCATACTCCTGCTCTGCCTGTCCCCACGCTAAGGCAATCACCTGAGAAGCGTTTCTTACGATATTCTGATAGGCATTCTTGTAGTATCCCTTTCCGTAAGAAGGAACATCGATGTTGATGTCCTTTCTCTTCGCTTTGGTGATGACTGATGTGTGATATGGGTCCTTGTAGCCGGTTCGGATGGATGATAGGAGCTGCTGGTCTGAATATCCCATAAGAGTACCCGCCTTGATCATCCTTACAATATCTTCAGCAAAGTTTCCGAGATAGACAGCGTTTCTTTCGGATGTCGTCTTTCCGTAGATGTCGCTGACGAGAAACGATTCTATATTTTCGCTGTCAATCCCGAGAATCTTGCATGAAGCCTTAGAATAAGCAGAGATATAGCTGTTGATACTCTCCTCTGCTTCAGCAGTAACATTCTTGGCGTAAGAGAGTAGGGCTGACTCGTTTGTGAGCCTGCCCGCGCCTCTGTATCGCTTACTTGCGGTAATTACCTTCTGCGTCGTTTTCCAGAGGATATCAGCAACATGGTCCTCGCAGTTTCGGATTGCCTGCAAGCGCTTTCTGCTGTAATCGACAGAACGTTTTAACTCATCCATAGGCTTACTTCTTTACGGTCTTCCAGTTGTTACGGCCCGGCCAGTTGCCGTTCTCATCCCAGTCTGTCCCGCTTTTGTTCGGTCTGCCAGCGCCACGACCAGTACGTACGTTTCCGCTGCCTCCATTCTGAATCTTCGCCGTTGCCTTCTGCTCCTCGATGGCATTCTCTGTTTCGTTATCCGCACGCTGCATATCCATGAGGAGGTCCTGCTGATCTTCTTCCTTCTTCTCGCGCATGATACGGTCATATTCATCGTTAACTGGGAAGTCTGGGCAACGCTCAGATGCAGTCTGCTTTGAGAGGAAGTTGTTCTGAACAGCTGTCGCTAAGTTTGTTATTATTTCAGATTTATTCTGATGCACATAGATTTCCACCCAAGCGTGAATAGGAAGACCGGTCATAGTGGCCATGCAGTTTTCTTCAACTCCGATACCATACTTTGAGATACGAACAAGTTGATCCAGGAACGGATGCATCTTCTTGGCATCGTTCTCAGCAACCTCGATAGCAGGAGAATAGAGCAGCTTGATGGCAACGCCCGGAAGGTCACCCGACTTCAGCTCCGGTGGCTTTACTGTGAACGAAAGCTCATAGATGAGGTCATACGACTTGTTGAGCTGTGTCGCAAATGCATCGGAAGCGTCTGTTCCGTTAATGAAGTCAGCATCACCATTCGTATCGGTAATCTGAATCATCTTAGCCGATCCGTCTGTATCTCCAACAACGGTAATGTCGTCACCATCGCCCTTCAGCTTCATTATAGGGAAGGCGTAAGCCTTGTTGTTCTCGCAGAGATAAGAGAAAGCTTCCTCGTAGTCCTCGATGTTCTTCTGTACAACAGACCAGCATGGACCGTCATCGTTTCTTACGTATGCAACAGGGATAAATGGGAAGCCGTGAGCTTTCTCTTCAACGCAAGTGTAGTCGTCGATTCCGAATATCTTGGCAATTCTCTTGATAGTCTCCTTGACCTTGCCTTCGTTAACTTGCTTCTTGAAGCGGTAGAATGTCTTGTCATCCCACACCTCTACCCATTCAATCTTTTCATTGCCTTCCTCATCGAAGTCGTAATACTTGCGAGCAAACACAACGAGTTCACCAGTAAGAGGGTCGAACTGAGGATACAATGTGTCTCCTCTATCGAAAGCCAATGTGCGAGTACCGAATTTCTTGTTTTTATCGAAGAATCCGACTACAGCAGCCTCAGCAACCTTCATGTACGAACTTACAGCCTCATAGTGGCGAATCTCCATATCGTGCATATACCATCCCTTCTTAAACTTGGCAAGAAGATTAATATACTCTTCCTGTTTCTTCATCTCAGGATCACCGGCAAGCTCAAACTGAATATCGTTACCTGTCATGTGGAGAACGTGCTTCGTATGAATAACTTGCTGGAAAGCAAATGCCGTTCTTTGAATCTCCTGGACATACCATTTCCCGTCTTCCGGGTTCTTTCTCCAGATGTCAGGGTAGAGATCCTTGTCGAAGATTTTGTGGGACGTAGGATAGAACTCACGAAGGAAGTCCTTCTGAGTCTTAATCACTCTGTACAATGTATCTTGCGGCATCTGAGGGTCTTCATTATCGGACACCTCGTTCCTGCAATAGCCATCGTGGGTCATGTACCCCTTTGGCGTGAGTTCAAAGAAAGGCTTCTTTACCAGAATCTTTCTGAAATTTGTTACCTTGATAGCATCCATAATCCTTTTACCTTTTTATTTTTCTTTTTTGTTAAACTGAATATCATTACGTAGAACCAAGATTCAAAGAAGTCAGGCGAGTGCCCGACATATTTCTTGGCAATCTTCTTAGGTAATAGCTTGAATCCCCTATCATCACTATTCTCGTCACGTCTGAGCATCTTACGCTCCTTCTGAAGAATCTGTCTGAGAGGAACCTTGTCAAATCCGTTTCCTGAATACTTTCTTTCAAGCAGAGCCGAGTCGATGGAAATCTGCTTCTCTTTTATCATCTTATAGAATAACCATGCGCACTGAGACTTCAAATCCTTATAGAGGTATTTGATTCCTTCTTCTTCCTGATGATTCCTAGCGATAGGTGCTGCCTGGTTGTTAAATGGGACGGCATCCTTGAAGAATCCCTTGAAGTACTGACCTATGCCCTGCATATCGTAAGTGAAGTTGCATTCCTCAACGCCCCACTCTCTCAGCTTAGCCTCAACTACAGAAACGAGCGTCTTAGGGTCCAGCCTCAGAACAACCAAGTCTTTGCAGTGCCATCCTTCCCAAAGCCACATCACGAAGTTATCGCCTCCGGTGAATGCGATATCGGCAGAGGCTCTACGTTTTCCGTCTCCGATTTGTTCCGCATTGTCGTAGATTTCATCAAGGTCTTCCATCTTGATCATGTCATCTCCGGCAGCTTTCCAGTTCCAGTTAGCTTCCAGGTCTCGCATACGCTGTTCCTCATCCTGTTGGGCAAGGTTGGCGAGATATGAGGCATCGGTAGAGATAAGCTTAATGTTCTCTGATACGTCAGCGCGAACGAATGTTGCCGACTTGATGAACATTTCGAGCTTTGTATAACCAAGTTCCTCATAGCTATCCTTCCAAAGGCTATCGATAATGCCCTTGCACTGTTCGTATACCTCTTCTCTTGTGTTACCCCAGTAGATAGAGTCCGGTGTATCTCCATCCATGAAGCAGTAGCGGATAACTCCATCTCGCTCCGGTATAATGTATCCATTCTCGTCAACCCACCAGTCGATGAACTTTCGCACCCATGATTCCGGGTCAGGGTTACAGGTAATCCAGAATCGGTTTCGTATGTGAGCTGCGTTTCGGTTGTTAGTCAAGAGGTACTTGAACTTCTTGTATGGACACTGAGTACCCTCATCGATGCAGACATAGGCATACTGGCGACCCTGGAATCGTGTCTTGAAGTCCTGATAGGCTCCAGCATAGTACGAGAATTTGAGCCATCCTCCGTTATCGAAGTTCCAGGTCATATCATTTTGTGACTTATTGTAAGTTCCAAATTGGGAGAACAATTTATAAGAGTCTGTCACTAAGGACTGTAAGTCGTCTTTTTCGTTACGAAGAATTGTTGCATGGAAATCTGGATTTTTAATATCCTTCAGAACTTCCATTAGGGAAGAGAACGATTTTGAGCCGCCTCGCGAACCGCCAACTATCTTAATATCAGCGTCTATAGACAGCATGCGTTCCTGACCGCCACGCTGAGCTACAATCTTCAGCTTGTCGGGATGTTTCTTATCGGCGTCTCTTAATGATTGGATATACTCTTGAGTATAAATAGGCTCTCCGTTATCCAATTTTAATCCTGAAAATACATCTTTCTGCATAAATATACATTTAATACTGCAAAAATATACAATTTTTCTTTGATAATTGCATATTTATTCATATATTTGCAAAATAAAAGGTATATTTATACGTTTTCGAGGTGGAGGGACCACTTTCGGGATAACATTTTTAATCAAAAAACAACATGACAAGAGAGGAACTCTTAGCATTAGTGAACAAGGAGGTTGATACCACCAAGTTCAAAGAACTTAGCCAAAAGACCATCGATGAGGAACTTGATGATGTTTTGGAAGATTTCGGTGATGACGAGGAAGCAAATTCCAAGTTGGTTACCAAGTTAGCAAACCGTCTGAAGCGTATCAACGGCAACTTGCACAAGAATATCTCTGACGAGGTAAAGAAGAGCAAGGAGGAAGCTGAACGCAAGAAGAAGGAAGAGGAAGAGGAGCGTAAGCGCAAGGAGGCTAAAAAGGGTGACGATCCTGACGACAAGTACAACGAGCTTCTCAAAGAAATCAAAGCTCTCAAGGAAGCTAACGCAGAACGAGACAAGAAGGCTGCAAGGAAGGCAACCATCGAGTCTGTAAAGGCAGGTTTGAAGGATAAGTTCGACAAGGCAAACCTTGAAATGAAGAACTACTTCCTCAATGCTGCAATCGCAAAGCTGGAGATTCCGGACGAAGATGCCGACATCGACGACCTGGTTTCTAAGGCTGAGAAGATCTACACCGCAGAGTACAAGGAGGCTACCGGTGAAAACGGTATTCCTGCAAAGGGACAGCGATCATCTGGTGGCGGAAGCTCTACTGACGACGACAAGTTCATGGATGAGGTTGCCGAGCGTCGCAAGAAGAGATATGGCGGCGGTGAAGACAAGAAGTAATTTCAGGATAACAATTTAAAAAAGGTAAAAAGATTATGGACAACACTTCTATTTCCTACATGGAACAGATGGGTACTCGTGGTATGCTGAACCACGGTGCGACCATCATTCAGACAGAAGGTAAGGTCGGCGGAACCCGATATGTGTTTGCCGGTCTTGAGGCGCTCATCAAGAATGCCTTCGTTCACCCACCTATTGGTGGTAAGCTCGTCAATCAGTTCAAGGGGCCGGCTAAGATTTATGCCGGTGACTTGATTGAGCACGACCTTGGTTTTACAGCTGGCAACGACGGTCCTGGCGCAACATTCAAGATTCTGAAGGCTTACGGTGTAGCAAAGGCTACAACCGCTGAGACCGATACAGAAATCTACATCGTTCGCAACGGATTCGTTCACATTCCATTCCCAGGCGACAACATCATGATCGGCCAGAAGGACTTCAAGACTAAGGCAAAGGGTGTGACTGTTTCTGCTGTTGAGGCGACAACCGATGCCACAGCAGGTGATGTTTGGAAACTTACACTATCTGCTGCTCTCGGCGCATTGAAGGTCGGTGACGTGCTGGTTGAGGCTGCTAGCGCAGGTGCTTCGGTATTGCCGATGGTGACTAACCCTAACTGCTTCGCTCCGAGCGACAACGATTTTCCTTATTTCAATGCCGGCGGAGACAAGTATCATCAGCCTCGCAACAACAACAACTTCTGTATGTTGAATCCAGACTGCGTTATGTGGCTTGACCGTATGGGTCCTGTTCCTCCTGCTGTTAAGGCGATGAACAAGTCACTCTACCCAGAGTTCTGGCACATTTAACCTATTGTCTAACGTAAAAAGATTGATTCAGGATTATGGCAAAAATTGATATTGGTGTCGAGCAGCTTGCGAAGTTCTTCACTGGTAAGGGTAACAATACTTACCTTCAGAAGTTCGTCAATCGTGACGGCGTATTGCGCTGTAACAACGGCTGGTATCTGACACAGGGTGACATTGATCCAAACCTCACCCCTACATCTAATAATGGCGACGCAACCTTCAAGGTTCGCACACGTACATTGAACCCTGCAACCTTGATGAACCTCCGTGCTCCTCTCGGCGAGGGCTATCAGAACGACCACGAGGGTATTGAGTGGTACACCGCTTCAATCCCAGACTTCGCTGCTGACGGCTTCCGTGAGACTGCGACAGAGCGTTACCACAAGATGAAGCTTCTCCAGGATGAGTTCGGCAACGACGCTGACCTGGTTGATGCTTACCTCGACAAGGTACAGGTATTGTACGACTCACTCGACATGACTATGACCTACATGTCAGCCAAGTTGAGTTCGACCGGTTTCATCGACTACGACAAGATTGGTCGTGGTATCCAGGAGCCTCTGTATGACGCAAAGGTTCCAAAGGAGAACTTCAAAAAGGCGGGTACGCTTGCGTGGAACGATGCAAATTGCGACTTGCTTGAGCAGATGCGTAAATTTGAGGAGGATTGGCGCAACAGCCATATTGAGTACCGCAGCGTACCTCTCGTATGGCAGATGACCAAGAACGACTACAATAACGTGTTCTTGAAGAACAAGCAGATTGCTGAGTTGTACAAGAGCTGGGCGAACGCTAACTTTGTGGCAGTTTTGCAGAACTACGGTCCAAACAACGCAATGTTCTTGAAGTCTGTTGTTGACCTCAACGGTCTTTCTCCTATCGAGATTGTTGATGAGGTTGAGCACAACAAGCGCTTCGATGGCACAGTTACCGAGATTCGTGGTTGGGCAGACGGAACAGTCGTTCTTCGCCCTGCTGGCAAGCCTTTGCGTTTCATGCGCAAGGAAATTCTCGACAAGCGAATTTTCGACACTCTCGGTAACAAGCTCGTGGATGTTGCTTGGGCACAGACCAACAACCGCCTCGGTTTGCTTCGTAACATGGTCACAGCGAACGGTATGTTCCAGGAGTTCAAGACAGACTTGTTCCTCGCTTCTGTTCCTGCCATGCTCGATTCTCCTTACCGTTGGATTATCGACATTACCAAGAAGGGTTAATTCTTTAACGTAACAAGATTGTATGACTATGGATTCGGAGATGAACATTTACACTGTGAACGACTACCTTATTAATAAGGTGAAGTTCGAGATGCCGATAAAGGCTCTGTTGGGCATCATGCACGACAGGGAGCTTGAAAATGGTATTGACCTCGAAGCCTGCGACAAGGACAAGGTGAGACTTGCCTATGCAGACATGCTGAAATGGTTTGTTCTTGGTCCGAGCAAGGTGAACAACACCTCCGATTCCGATAACGGATGGACTCATTCGGGAGGTGGCTATGATATGTCGGACAACGACAGGAGCGAGATGAAGGCAGAGGCTAACGCTATCTATGCAGAGCTGGAGCCTGATTCGATGCTCAAGAAGAAGTCCACCTTCCGGGTGACCTCCCACGGAGTAAAGAGGGCGAATTATTCTCCTTGGGGAGAACCTCTCCCTCACATCATCAAATAAGGCGTATGGAAAAGGAAAACATCAGAAACCCAAGATACCCTCACATCATCAAGATCGTGAGGAAGGTCGTCGGAAAAGCCGACCCTGATGACCCGTTTGCCGATGATGATGCTCCAGTTGGTGAGGACAAGGAAATCATTCTCTACTATGGCGAAGGCCGCAGCTACACCGATACCACTACAGAGGGAGACAAGAACGTCGACCAGAACAAGAGGAAGGCATCGATTCCTGTCAGATATGACGAATGGGATGCTGACAGATGTCCTCTTGACGGCGACACCATCTACTCCACTGTCGGCAACAACACCGAGGTAGGTATGGTTAAGGACTGTGAACCGGATAATAACAGGACTGTTGTGTATTGGAATTTGACAAGGGTTTAGATTATGACAAGTTTATCAGGTCAGTTTTTACAGGTCGAGAAGAAAATCCGTCAGATGGCTGTAGCAAAGATGCAGCAGAAGATGGATCATGCGGCTGAAATGACAATGAAAGCTGCTGACAAGTCTCGAAACTATGATGACGTAACCGGTAACTTGTACAAGTCAACAGCCATCGGTACATATTACAACGGCTCATTGCAGTCGATTCATTATGCTCCTGGCCCAGAGCCAACCCGAGTAACCCTTGCTGCTGGAGAGAGATACAACCTCGATAAGTATTATCGCAGTTCATTCTCCTTCAAAGACAGCGGAAGGAGACCTTACAAGGGTGAATACGGAGAAGGTGGTGAATATGGTCCAAACGCGGCGTGGGATGAACTTGTTTCCAGGGAGCACAACAAAGGAAAGTACGATTCCACATGGCAGATGCTCCTTGTTGCCGGCGTAGATTACGCTAAGTTTGTCGAGGTAAAGAGAGGTCACGACGTGATTACCTCTCTTAGAGAATATTTGGTTAGATACTTTAGATCGATGTAAGATATGGTTAGTATTAAGACTCTATATTTCGATGTCGGTAATGCAATGAAGGGGATTTGCGACAAGCTCTACTCCCGTAGCCGACCAAAAGCAGTTGATACGAAAATCAACAGCTACATCGTGGTATACTTTCCATCTAGTATCTACAATAACGAGATGAACTCAAGTGGAGTTTACAATGATTTCACCACTATAACTCAAATCGAATTGTATGTGCGCGATAAGAATTCGGCAAGCAACCCGCACACACTTGATGTATCTAGCGTTGACGAGAAAGTCCAGGAGATTATGGACAGATTTCCAATCTCCACAAAAAATCTCATTGTTTCAAATCCTCGTATAACGCTACAGACAGACGACGGCGCAGGTTTTTCCGTGACGATCATACAGGGAAGGTTACGTACGAAATAAGTATTCAGGTATAACAATTTAAAATATTTTAGATTATGGCTATGACAACTATTGACAAGATGAAGGACATTTTCAATGGTCCTAAAACTCTGCTCTACTCAAAGGCTATTACCGATTTGAGCAAGGCTACAGTTGACATCACCCCAGAGGTTGAGCTTCCGGTTACCGTTGACTCGCTGAAGGCGACTATGGATGACCCAACCATCAACCACTACAAGGTTATCGGTCTTGCAGGCGACTGGGCAACTACCGCAGAGCTCGGCGACTTCAACGTAGAGTTCGTTGTTCCTTCAAAGGCAAAGGACTTGCTGACAATTATGTTCGGCGAGGATGCTATCACCGAGCTGACCAAGGTTACCCTGAAGGGTACAGGTGACGCTACTCTCGATGCTGCTACCGGCTTTACAGGTATCGCTGTTGAGCCTAAGAAGTTCAAGATCAAGGGTACTATCGTTATTGTTGACGACGAGAAGGAGAACCTCATGGTTATTACCAACATCGCTCTCTACGCTACCTTGCAGTGGGATAACTCCGGTACTGAGCCTGTTGCGTTTAAGTTCTCAGGTTCTATCGAGGGTGCAGGTAAGCGTAGCATCGCTTGGCTTACTAAGGCTCCAGCTGCTGGTGAACCAGGCATTGGCGGTTAATCAAGTAAAGGCTTCTTTAGGTAATTAGATTCAGGATAACAAACCGTTGGGCGGCAGGCTAATCAACAGCCGTGCCGCCCTTCTTCATTTAATAGCATACAATCATGGCAGAAGAAAAGAAAATTGAGCAGCCTTCAGTGGACTTGCAGGAGTTGCTTGACAGCGTGCTGCACGACGAGCCTACCGAGTTCGTGTTCCGTGGAAAGAAGCACAAGCTCGGTTGGCTTCGCAAGGGAACCATGAGCAGGTGTTCCCATATCAGGGCAAAGGAGAAGAACGAATGGAAGCGCAACGTCAAGATTTGTGTCTGCATTCTCCTCAACAACATCTGGAAGATTCGATTTCTGTATTGGATCTACTGGCGTTGGCTCTACTACATCAAGGATGTGGACGTGGCCGAGGTGCTGAGAGTCCTCGATGTTTCTAAAAAAAAAATTCCATCGAACGCATTCTCACTGGCTACCATATTAGCGACCGGGATGACGGACGTGATGATGACGATGACGAGGAGCGAAGTAAAAGCTATCCAAGCAGAACAAGCTGGGGAGCAGCCTTCTCACTAGCGGAGAAGTTCGGTTTCCTCTTTCAGCGCAAGTACTTCATTGCAGCCTACGACTACTGGTGGGGCTATTCATCGGCGCAGATTGACCTCATGGTTGCAGACCAGCCTCTTGTCGTCTATCCAAAGACCAAAAAGGAAGGCGGTCCGAAGAAGCATACCAAGAAGGAGATGGATGACCTCTACGACAGATGGATGGAAAAGAAAAAGAATGAAGGAAGCCTCATCGGCAAGAAGATTAGTCTTGCAGATTACTTAAACAATAAACTCTAATTTTAAAATATTCAGGATATGGCAGGTGGAAATATGGGAGACCTCAGTTTCTCGCTCACTCTTAAATCGAGAATTGAAGAGGAAACCAAAAAGATTACCAAAGAATTAAACAAGATTGATGCTACTGGTAAGCAGGCACAGAATGCTTTGGAAGCAATATCCGAAGCAACAAAAGGTATTGGAGATAAGGGAGGTCGTAGTTTTGAAAAGCTAAACAACTTCGTTAAAGAATTACGTCATAACATTGGCGTATTTTCAAGCGAAGATTTCTTCAGTTCGAAAAAACTCCAGCAGTTGGAGTCTGTTCAGGACGGGTTGTACAGAATAGGCCGCATACTCGGAGAGGTGTCTAAGGAAGGTGCTGGATTCAACATATTCCCTAACAGTGTTTCCACTGAGGCAAACAAGGCAGAGAGAGAACTTTATAAGTTATCTTCTATTATTGACGAAATCAACAAACGCCATGGTGAAGGAATACAGTTGTTTGGCATCGATTCAACGAACAACATACGCCAGTCGTTGTCAGAGCTGTCTAAATACAGAACTGAGTTAGAACAGATCAGGAATAACAGAGGTATTCATCCTATCACAGGACTCACAGCAACTGATATCGTAAAGAGTTCCGGGTATCTTAATGCTATAGATAAAGCAAATACTTATGCAAAGGTTATAAAGGACGCAGCACGCGAGGCAAAAGAGGCAGAGAGGCAACGCCAGAATGATTTGAAGAACACCGAACGCCGATACGATTCTCTCGGCAATAAGGTTCGCCAGCTTCGCTCTGAATACAGCCGAGGAATTTCTGTCGGAGCAGATGTTAGTAAAGCTGAAGCCGAGATTAACAGACTTCTTTCTTTAATGAGAGCCCTTATAAATATCAAGGGAAGACTTAATTCAGAGAACTGGAAGGATAGCCTCGGTATGCTTGGCAATATCGGTAGTGGCCACGATACCACATTAGCTTCTAGGGTTCTTCAAGATCAGAAAGCAGTAAACCAAGAGGTTCAGAAAGGTATCGAGCTTGAACAGAAGCGTCAGCAGGAGATTGCTCAGTCTGCCGCAAAGGCACGAAACGATCTCGCAGCAGCATTCGCCGGAGCAAACGCTGAAGCGAAGAAGATGCAATCCATAGTCGGAGACATCAAGTCTCTCTTCTTGCAGGGAGGTATTGTCTTTGGCGCGCAGCAATTCTTTAATTCAATCGTACAGACAGGTGGTGAGATTGTTCAGCAGCATGTTGCGTTACGCTCCATCCTTGGTGATGTACAGAAGGCTGACGAGCTGTTCGCTCAGACACAGCAGCTTGCGTTGCAGTCTCCATTCAAGTTTGGAGAGCTGAACCGAGATGTCAAGCAGTTGGCCGCATTCGGAGTAGAGGCAAACGACTTGTACGATACAACTAAGCGACTTGCGGATATAGCATCTGGTCTTGGTGTAGACTTCGGACGATTGGGTCTTGCGTTCGGCCAGGTAAAGGCTCGTTCTTGGCTCGATGGTAAGGAGTTACGCCAGTTTGCTTACGCAGGACTCCCACTCTTGCAGAAGATAACGGAATTATATAATTCTGAAGGAAAGAACGGGCGCAAGAATTATACCCAGGCAGATGTCAAGAAGATGATTTCCGGAAGACAGGTAAGCTTCGAGGATGTTCAGAAGGTACTGTGGAAAATGACTGATGAGGGTGGCCAGTTCTACAATATGCAGCTCGTGTTGTCCGAAACACTGCTTGGTCGCTGGAATAAGCTTATCGACGCGTGGGATATTATGCTCGGTAAATTTGCAGAAGGAAAGAATGTCATAGGCGGTACGTTCTCGTTTATTATTAACCGAGTAACAGACTTAGTATTAGCTCTTGATAAACTGTCCCCTGCTATGCTTTCTTTCGGAGCTATATTTGCTGCAAGGAAACTCGGACTGATGGCTTCCGGTAAGCTCGGATTAGGCTCAATAAACAAGAACTACACTCAGCAGATGAACGCTCAGCTGAGGACTTACGCTATCGAACAGCAGCAACTTGTCACAGAAGGTAAGATTACTCAACAGAAGGCGTTGCAGAATGTACAGGCAAGGGCATACTTGCTGTCTGATACCGCTTCAAGGGCGAATGCTATGTCTCGTCTTGCACTTGAAGGGAAGATGTCTGTTCTTCAAATGCAAAAAGCGGTCAAGGAAGGTCTTATAACCAAAGAGCTTGTTAGTCAGCTTGCGGTGATGGGACAGATTACAGCAAGACAGGAGCAGATTATACTCGGAGGAACAAGGTTTGCTGCCGTAATGAATATGGGTATCTCCAAGATTGGAGGAGGTATCAAATCTCTGTTTACTATGCTTGGCGGATGGTGGGGTCTTGCTATCGGGGCAGCTGTTCAGATATTCTCCAGCTATAGCAGTGATATGGATAGAATTTCCGAGAATGCGAAGGGATTCAGGGATTCTGCATACAACAAAAAGAAGAGCTACGAGGATGAACTCTCGAACGAGAAGCCTACAAACAGTGCTGACTTGCAGCAGCGGGTAAACTCGATGAAGGAACTCCTTCAAAATAGCGGAGATTATACCCAAACTATAGAAGATCAAATTGCAAGGGCGAAGAATCTTAACGAGCAGTATGATATTCTCAATAAGGGAATAGTCGCCGCTCGTGACAACTCACAGCAGGAAGCAAACGACTCGGATGTTGTTGCTGGAGCACTTGGAGCTTCAGGTGGTTGGGGTTCCGGTAATCCTTTTGCAGACACGATGGAGGATGCTGTCGAAGACCTCAACGAGGCGGTTATCAAGTACCAAACGCTTTTATCTGGACTTGACGAAGATACAAAGTCGAGAATGGATAGCGTTGCTAATCAGTTCCTGAAACCAGAGGAAAGAGCCATGTCTCTCGATGAGAAGATTCGTATTCTTGCAGAAAGAGGAGGCGCAAATTGGGATTCTTTCGTTTTGAAGTCAAGTAACGGAAGCAATGATATTGCAAATAGCATTTACAAAATAGGAATAAGGGCAAACAAGGTTAGTGATCAGATAAATGAAATCGCTAAGAAGAATATTCCTAGGATCATTAACTTCCTTAAGAAGTCCTTCAACCTGTTCGGTGTAGATTTCTCGAAGTGGTGCAACAGGAATTCTTCACGCTTTGCGAGCATGATAGAAAGAATGCTCGATGCGTGCAAGGTGAATGTTCCTCAGATTCGTGAGTACTTGAAGTCTATCTTCTATCAGGAGGCTGGTGCAAAACAGCCAAAGAAAGCAGGTGGCGGCAAGGTCGAGAAACCAAAGACGCCTATGCAGCAAAGAGTCCGCAGAAATTTATCCAAGACAGGAAAGAGTAAAGCGAGGGTAGAAACACAGGCGACTATGCTCGATTCTTATCTTGACGAAACTTCCGACTACAATACGGATAATAACCTGCAAACAGAGTTGCAGAACAGGTACAACGAGTATAAGAACCGCGAGAACAAGTTTAAACGCGGCAAGATATCTAAGGCACTTCGAGATGAGGCTTGGGAAAGCTACAATAGCTTGAATCAGGCGGCATGGGAAGGTCTCGGCTATAAATTCTATCCGCAAGACAAAAAGTCCAATAAGGTTCCGAAAGGAAGAAACAGGAATTCAGGTCGCAAAGAAGATATAGAGCTCAAGCGTTTACAGGAGCGTCTAAGCAGTCTTAAGTCGGCAAGGCAGATGTACCAGAAGTACAAGAGCATAATGTCTGATGAAGAGGCAAAGAAGAAGACTTACAATCTCTTCCCAGAGGTTACCGGTCTTAATCTTGACGACTATCAGAAGGCTGTCCATTCTCTCCTTGAAGGATTCAGTATAAACACCACCGAGAGAAAGAAGTTCCAGACTTCTATCTATCGCGAGGTTGCAGAGTGGCTCTTCGACGAGAAGGACAAGAAGGAGTACGAGAGAAAGGCAGCTGACTTCAATGAGTCCATGAACAAGCTGTCAGAACGTTGGGATTTGTACAAGAGTCTTCTCGAAAAGACAGGCAGCAAGTTCTTTGCTGAGTCCGCATGGGTTGACGCTTTTCAGATGGATGACAAGACTAAATCTCTTATGGACGAGTATTACGCTAACTACCATGAGATATTTAATCTTCAGAACTCTCTCAATATGACGGATGGTGAAGCTAAGGAAAAGCTTAAGCTGCCAAATCAGTACGAAGAGTGGAAGAAGATTACAGAACTACTCCGTGGTAATTACGTTAAGTCTTTGCAGAATGCCGCCGACATCATCGAGAAGACAGAAGATTATGAGGATAAAATCTTGAAGATAAGGGAGAGATACAACGAGCTTATCAGCAAGACGAATGATCCTGGTATCAAGGCGAGATATGAGATTCAGAGAGACAAGGAGATTGGTCAGGTTAAACTTGACAAGTTCAAGAACTCTTCTGATTATCTCAACTTCTACGGAGCCATCGTGTCTCTCGGTATGGATAAGGCTCAGACTATCGGAGCAAGAATCAGGCAGAATATCAATGAGGCTCTACAAAGCGGAGCTATTGATGCTAGAGAGTACGCCAAGGAAATCAAGCAGCTTGATGAGCAGTTATCGAAGCTGACGAACCCAAGAAAGACATTCCTCAATGGTGGTCTGAAGGGAATGGCCGAGCAGAAGATTTCTGATGCCAGCGAGCAGATGACCATCGCAGCAAGTAAAATTGCTGAAGGAAAGAAGGTTCGTGAACTTGGTCTCAAAATGGGAGACGAAAACTTGATCGGGCGTGGTGACAGCATGATTGCCAGCGGAAAGGCTATGATGAAAGCTGCTGAGATTCTGTTTAAGGATGGAACAAAAGCAAAGGAGTCTCTTGATAAGTTTGCTAACGTAGTAAGTATTATCGACCAGAATGTCCAGGGAATGAGTGAAGCATTCAATGACATCAAAGAGACTGCTTCCCTTCTCGGAGCTGACACTGAGTCTGATGGATGGCAGGACGCTTCTGCGTTCTTCGAGACATTCTCTGGCATGTCAAGTTCGCTGTCAAAGGTGGTAACAAGCGCAGAGTCCGGCAACGTTGGTGGAATCCTTGCAGGTGTCACGGGCATATTTACCTCTCCTATCAAAGCCTTTGCTAAGGCTCACGACGCCAAGCTCGACAGACAGATAAAGCTTGCAGAGAGACAGCTGAATGAGCTGAAGAACCTGTCCAGCAATATCAGTTCCGTTATTGAAAAGACACTCGGTGGAATCTATTCTTACGATAGGTCTTCTGATGCGAATAAAAAGCTCAACGATGTCAAGAATGACTATAAGGCTTGGGATGCCTTCTCTAAGACCGATTTTGGAAAGAATTTCTTTGGAGGACGCAACTTCAGTCACTACAGCAAGGAGACCTATGATGCTGTGATGAAGACAGAGACGAATCCTTCCGCATACGCAGACCAGCTCGCCCTACTCCACGCTCAGGAAGACGAGTTGAGAAAGCAGAGGCAAGCCGAGGAGGACAAGAAAAAGACGGACAAGGATAAGATTGCAGACTACGATCAGCAAATCAAGGAGATGCAGTTACAGATTAAGACGTTCGCACAGGACTTTCTGAAAGACGTTTACTCTATCGATATGAAGAGCTGGGGAAATCAGCTGACTGATACTGTTGTGAGCGCATGGACTAAGGGGGAAGATGCGGTTGAGGCTTACAAGAATAAGGTCAAGGAAATGGTTCGCGAAGTTACGAAGAATATTGTATCTCAGAAAATCATGGAGAAGGCACTTGAAAAACCTCTCGAATGGCTTACAGGTATCCTTGATGAAAAGGGTAAACTTGATGAGACCGACATGGACGATTTTGCGGACAAGCTCTACCAAGTTGGCGAAAATGTAGTTCCTCAGTTAACCGGTATCTTCGATGCTCTAAAGGAAAAGGGACTTGATTTGAGAGAAAACGGAAGTTCCTCTTTGACCAACTCGATAAAAGGCATTACCGAGGAGACAGGTGATCTTTTTGCATCCTATCTTAACGCGATTAGACTTGATGTCTCTGTAATTAGGGAAATGCAGGGCAAGTTCCTTCCTGAGATGAGCGAGATTTCAAAATCTCAGCTCACGCAGCTCAACCTTATTGCTCGGAATACCTTGCGTAATGCAGATGCAGCAGAGAGAATCGAGAAAATTTTCATTGAGTATAACGATAACTTCAACAGAGTTATCAATGGTACGAAATCTTTAAAAATGAAATAATTATGTTTGAAAAAAGAAATTTATCAGACAGAATGAAGAACGAGGCGGTTTCACTGGGTCTTTGCGCTCAGTGGACCGCCGAGTGGCACGACAACTCATCCAAGCATGAGATGGTCGAGAAGTTTGTTAAGGGTATCGACTTCTGTATCGGGAAGAACTGGCCTTCGACCAAAGATATGAAGAAGTACTTTGGTGATGTCATTCACGATCATGGTGTGTATGTTGACGAGAACGTTGACCTGCAAAATCCGAAGGTTGTCATCCTCAATGGAGAGTGTGTAGCAAATATCAGCTATGACTGGATGGACAGTGGAGAGATATACGTAAGACACAACTCTTCACTTTACCTGAAGGTTAAGGGATTCTCTAGGGTGTTTGTCAATCTGTTAGATGGTGCAGAGCTTCATGTTGAATGTGAAGATACCGCAAAGTGCTTCGTCTACCAATACGGAGGAACAGTCGTGAAAGCTACCGGACCAGTCAATATCAGGGATAGACACGACTTTAAGTTCAATTAACGCATATTTATGCGCATATTACTTGCATATTTATGTATTATTTTGTATATTTGCAATTATAAAAAGTTGATTTAAGGTATGAAAGATTATTTCAGGATATACATGCAGAAGGAAGGCGATGGGAACGAGGTGAAGGACTCCATCGCCGACTTCGGTATGTACGTTAGCGAGAGTCCGTTCAAGCCTTGTGATTCTGTCAAGGAACCACCGAAAAGGGAGTGGCACGATGAGCATGGTGATGACGAATATATCGGAAAGGATGGACTTTATATGGCAGCCTACGAGAATAAGGTTAAGTTTATGTTCCACGGCGAGGCTTTCGGCGCTAACGAGAAATGTAAGGCTTTTATTGATTACATCCGCAAGTCAGGCATGATGAAGATGTATTGCGACTTCAATAGAATCGGAAGACAGCATGTAAGACTTAAGGATATTGATCCAAACCTATATAGGGATCCGGATAACGAGGACTTGCTAGTCCTCTCTATTACTTTCAAGTTTAACGACCCTGTTACTGATATTAAGTCGATTAAGGATACACAGGGCAATATTTCAAATTTAGTATAGCATACAGATGAGCGCTTGGAATATTTATCATAAGGATGGCTCGAAGCTGACAGACGTTAACGGAGAGCAGATAACCGTTCATGGATTGGAGTACTCTGATTCCTGGATGGGTGAGTGCTTTTTGACTATCAACTTCAAGCATGAAGTGCCTATCAACTTTCAGATAGGCGACTATATTGTCTATCGTGGCGAGCGATTCGAGCTCAACTACGAGCCGGGCAAAGATAAGCAGGCAAGACCTGACACCTACGGTGAGGGCTTCGTATATGACAGCGTAAAGTTCAATGCATTGCAGGATGAGCTTGCCAGGGCAGAGTTCCTCGATGTGGTATTGAACGATAACGAGCTTCACTACACTGCCCTGCCGAAATTCCCATTCTATGTACAGACTTTGGATGATTTGCTAGACAGAATCCAGGCATGCTTAAACGAGCAGATTGGTGCAGGTCTTTGGAAGATTTACTCCCGAAACAAGGACCGTTCCGTTCAGCGTGGAGCCCTTGAAAGTGAGTGGTTGTCGGTTTATGGTGAGAAAACCGACGATAACGTCATCGAATCGATGTCCATTACAGTGGATTCGCAGACCTGTTGGCAGGCCCTTGCGCTTGTGAACGAGAAGTGGGACATAAACTTCATCGTCAGAGGAAGAAACATATATGTCGGTACTACCGGAATACAGGCAAACCATATCTTCAAGTATGGCCTCGGTAATGGACTCTATGAGATTGTTCAGAACGCTGATTCCGACCAGAGTGTCGTTACGAGATTGAGAGCTTATGGCTCCGAGAAGAATCTTCCTTCTCACTACTATGCGGACCTAGGTGTCAAGTACGTGGCGAACATCACGAAAGTCGTCGGGGCCAGCACGAATGTTACACTTGAACTGGACCTCGATTATATAGAGACATATTTCAAGAATCCGAGAAAGTATATTGTTTCTGGAGAAACTGGCGAACAGTCTTTCGGTTGGGTACTTAAGGTTACATTTGATTTCAAGACTGAGATTACCGGTTATGTAACACAGACATACGACTCTAAAAAATGTAGATTCTATTCTGAGCTGAAGGGAACACAGACTGACACCGGAGATGAGGAATCAAAGGAGAAGCTTGATGCGTTTATTGCGCAGGTCAAGGCCGGAAATACAAAGATGTATATCACGTCCGGTCTCAACAAGAAGGCTGTTCCTTCATCTATGAAGGAGTATGCAAAGAATCTTCCGAACAACATGTCCATCAACAGACTTATGTTGCCTGGATTCCCTCATGTATCGCTGAGCGATTTCTATAACTCACTCACGAATGAAGAGAAGAAGTACGTGAATCCTACCGGGAGACAGCATAAATTCTCCACAGATCCGCACAGGCCATACATCGATTCTATCAACATCGAGCAGATTGGCCTTCGTTCTGCATCGCAGTTCTTTGAAACAGATGATAAGACAAATGGAGTTATTGAAATCTACCCTACTATCGAGGAGATGGAAATCGGTGGCGTACGTGTTGATGAGATTGATGAGGGTGTGGCTCCTGATGATGACGGAAGATTTGGCGATAATGAAACCGTAAAGAATGTTGATATCTATCTTAAAAAGGCTATCGACTTTGATATCAACGACTTAAAGGATGACGACTTCTCCATCTCGATGAAGGATGGTATGTGTGGCGGACGAACATTCAAGGTAGCTTCATCAGCCAAGATTGATGGAAGATGGAGGCTTACTATTGAAAGAGTAAAGGACGACGCTCTTGAGCTGTGGTTCCCATACAAGGACTACCCTATCAAGAATGGCGACCATTTCGTTCTTACCGGCATCACACTTCCTGATTCGTATGTCAATGCTGCGTCTCTGAAGCTCCTTAAATACGCCATAGCATTCATTGACAAGAACGACTACACAAGGTACGTCTATCAGCCTAAGGTTGATGAGATTTTCATGGCAAGACAGCATGATCTTGCTGAAAAGGATACTACAGGAGTTATCAAGAGTCTTCATGATACGCTCAAAGCCGGAGACTTGATGGAGTTTGAGGATACTGACCTCAGAATTGGCGGTGTAATATCCATAGATCAGCTCACAATCAAGGAAGAAGATGGTAAGATTCCTACCTACGATATAACTCTTCGCGAGGATAAGGAGGTTGGAACTATCCAGAAAATTCAGCAACAGATATCGTCGCTCCAAAGTGGAAATGGCGGAACAGGTGCAGGATTGACAACTACACAAGTCAAGGGCCAGATTGCAACAGAGGGAAGTAAGCACTTCATCTCAAAGATAAACGATGACATAGCCAACGGCACGATCACTTGGGAAAAGGTGCAGAAGCTTTTAAGTGGATTGCTTATCGGTAACTCCAACAATGAGAACGGAGGCTCGTGGACTCCAGATGAAGAAGGTCGTTCGCACCTCATCACAGATTACTTGGAGGTAAGAATGAAGGCTATCTTCGAGGAGCTGGTTATCAATAAAACATCCACCATCGGTGGTAAGGAGATAATCTCTCCTGCTGGCGGTGTGGTGGCTCATAAGGTAGAAGAGGTTACTGTGACATATAATAATGTGTCACAGAAGGCTTATCGTTGCTATTTCTTAGCAGAGCAGGATGGTGATGAGGTAGATAACGACTTCGCGGTTAACGACCAAGTGCGCTCGGAATCATTTAATGTTCGCAAGGGCAATTATCACAAGGCTGGCAATCACTTCTATTGGCGATTGGAAATCGGTCGTGATGAAGACCCTGTAGAGCTGGAAGGAAAGAAGTATCATTATATCGACCTCTCCGATACCGATTGCGCTACGGCAAGCGATGTTCCTGCGAAAGGTGATGTGCTCAACCAGTGCGGTAACAGAACCGATATAGAACGTCAGAACTGCCTTATCTTCTCGGCGGTAGATACCTATTCGCCATCCATCAGCCTCTATCACGGCATCAACAGCTATTCCTTTGCCAATAGGGAGTACGTGGAATATGGTGTGAATAAGCAGAATAACAAGGCATTCTTCAACGTCTATGGTGATATGTATGTAGGTGATAGACCTACAAAGGAGAATGGCTATGAGGGCAGCTCTTATATCAGATATGATAGCAGCACTAAGCAATTGTCTGTTAAGGGTAAGATTTCCGCTAAATCCACTGTGGATGGCAAGGAATTGTCTCAGTATTTCAATAAGATTGCCGAATTGCAGAATCAGGTGGATGGTGCTATCGAAACGTGGTTCTATGATGGTGTGCCTACCTTGGAGAATGCCCCAGCCATCAGTTGGAAGACCGATAAGGATAAAGAAATCCATCTTGGCGACCTTTACTACAACAACAAGACGGGCAAGGCATACCGCTTTGCCAAGGATAGCAACACCTATAAGTGGACTCTCATTACAGATACCGACATCGCCAAAGCCCTTTCCGATGCAAGAATGGCACAGGAGACCGCAAACGGGAAGATGAAGGTGTTCAGCGTTCAGCCTACGACACCTTATCAGGTTGGCGATATATGGGTTAATGCCACTTATCCTTCTGACGGCAGTACCTACAAGAATGAGGTATTGCGCTGTCAGACCAACAAAGCGGCTGGTTCTCAGTTCGCCATCGGTGATTGGATTAAAGCATCTAAATACACCGATGATACCGTTGCCAACGCAGCAAAAAAGGCAGCAGAAGATGCTCAGAAGGCGGCACAGACCGCACAGAAGGATATTACGAACCTCGAAAAGACGGTCACTGATAATAAGAAGGAATTCGATAATTATGTTACCGATGGCTACCTAGAGCCTTCTGAGATTGCAGCAATGGCGCAGGATTCTAAGCGACTTGAGGATGATTTTGCGGCAGCACAGAAGTCGTACAATGAAGTGAAGGGAGCAGAGGTACTGAAGGACACCAAGGAACTCACTGACCTCACTTCCGCTTTTGCTACCCTCACGACTGCCAAGACGGAACTCGTTACGGATCTTTCAGATATATCTAAAAGATACAATGAGACTGATACCAACGGCAAGGCTGCTATCGTCTCAGCCGTGGGAACGAAGTTCACCAACTTTCAGTCCGCATACAGCGCATTCTATGACAAACTTGGCTTGGCAAACGCCTATATCACTAGCAAGATATATGGTGACTTGAAGCAGAATATCACAGACCTCGCAGGTTACAAGTATCTCAAGGATGCGCTCGGTCAGACTACAGATATTGACGGTGGTCTTGTAATGACAACGCTCCTTGCGCTGAGAGACGGAGACGGAAACGTTCAGAGCGGTATCAACGGAGCAATAGACCCAAATAGAGGAAAGAAGAGTATCGCAACATGGTGGGGCGGTCAGATGGTGGATAAGGACTATAATAGCGGAAATCTTACCCCTGCAACCTCCCTCATCCGCTTCGATGGCTCTGGCTATCTTGCCAATGGTGCTATCTGGTGGGACGTGAGCGGAAAGGTTCACGCAGACCCTACATCGTTTATCATCAGCGAAAAGAATCTTGGCGCATACCTCATCTTCTTCGAGCCGACCTGGAAGGAAGGAAGTGCAGGAACGAGCGTTGCCGACCTTGTGTCTTTGAAGCCAAACGCACCATTCTCTAAACTTGGTGTATCGGGCGATGCTACCTTCGAGGGCGCAATCTCCTTCCATGGCATTAAGCTCACGTATGATTCCACAAACAAGGCTATCAAGATTGATGGTAATCTCTATGCCACAGGCGGTATCACGGCATACGGAGCAGGAGCATCTACCACGGGCGGTGGTGGCGGCTTGAACGGCAGTGTGAAGAGTTATTCAAATGCCTTGAAGCTTACATCAGAATCGCTGAGTGAGATTGCCTCTGCCTACTCCATCAAGGCTCTTGATTCTCGTATCTCTAGCTTGGAAGGTGGTAGTGCTACTGCTATTTCTGTCAGCGGTAGCGGTAATGCGGTTACGTCTGTCACCAAGAATGGTACTACTATCAGCGTAGTTAAAGGTAGTACGTTCTTAACTAGTCATCAGTCACTTGATGGTTACGTTAATGCAATATCTGTAAGTGGAAGTGGGAATGCTATCACGTCTGTATCTAAAAGCGGAAAGGGTATTACATTTACTAAAGGTGCTACATTTTTAACTTCTCACCAAAGTCTTGCTAACTATTATACCAAAAGTAGTGTAGATTCACTTCTTAGTGGTAAGTCGGCAACTAGTCATACACATAGTGTTAAGATTAACGGTGTTACTAAAACTATTGCAGCTACTGGTGGAACTGCTGTAGATTTAGGAACTTATCTTACTTCTCACCAAAGTCTTGCTAACTATGTTACTATCCATGATAGTAGACTTAGTGATAATCGTTATCCTAAATTTGCTAATGATACTTGGTATCTTGTAGGAGATGACGTTTATATTGGAGACCACAATATTGGTGGTACGTTTTGTATTAAATCTGCCAATAATGTCAATGTAAGTGGTATAGCAATATATAATAGTGACGAAACTAAAGTTGCTAAACTATGGTTTGATAATACAAACATAAACCTTGATAAACAACTTGTTATGAATAACAAGCGTATTTGGATTCAAGGTGTCGGTACTGCTGGAGGTAATAATAATAGACTTACTCTTGTAGCAGGTATGCCTAGCGGATTAGCATATAATACTTCATGCCGTGGAACAATTCTTTATTCTAACGGTATAGCATTTGCTGACCCATATAATGGTAATTCAAATAATGATAGTGGATGGATTAGACATTTAGAAACTTCTGCTAATAGTGGAACTTTAGAAATAGCGGTAGGTGATGATGCTTCAAATGAGCAAATTCATTTTAGATGGTATAATACAAATTCTAGTGCAGAAACTATAGCACACGATATAACTGTTCCTAGAGCTACAGGTACTTTAGCTTTAACTAGTCAAATACCTACTACTCTTCCTGCAAATGGAGGTAATGCTGATAAATTAGACGGTTATCATGCTAATGGACTTCTTACTGCTCTATCTAATTCTGATAAGGGAATTAGTATAACAGTTGGTGGAACTACCAAAAGTATTTCAAATATTAGTGTTAATTATGCTAGTAGTGCTGGCAATGCTGATACTGTTGATGGTTATCAAGTTAATGGCAGTAATGTTGCACCCTATGGACATATACCTAGTATAGAAAACGATGGAGTAATGGAAGTAGGTAAATATATTGACTTTCATAATGATAATAGCGGTAAACATGATTTTTCTACTAGATTACAAACTACTGGTAATTATGGAAATTCAGTTAATTTACCGTCAGCAAGTGGTACATTAGCTTTAACTACAGATAATGTAGCTAGTGCTGCTAAACTTCAAACTCCTAGAACTATATGGGGTCAAAGTTTTGATGGTACTGGTAATGTTAACGGAACAATATATATAAATAATAGTGATTCTGAAAACGGAGCTATAATATTAAATAATAATGTAAATGCTAATGCTCGTATATCAGCTATAAAAGACCAAGTAGTATTTAATACTGGCGCTGCTATTCGTTTTGGAGCAACCAACTGGGAGTATAGTGATTGGGCTGGTCTCAAATATGATACTGTCGCTAATGCTATATATTTAGGTATAGCCGATGGAACTGTATTTAATTATTATTCTAATAAAAGAAGTAATGGTACACTTAAATTTCCAGGTATTACAACTATAACTCCTGATGCCGCAGCTAGAATTGGAGGTAGTGGTGGTGATTTATATTTAGGTAATGGTAATAATACTAATTGGGTGAAAGTTCAAGACATGTGTAGTCAAGTAGATAGTAATAATTGGAAAATAATGCAAGGTGGTTATGCTCTTTTTAAAGATATAACTATTATTAATACTGCTACTATTAATGGTTCTACTCATATTAATAATTTATTAACAGCTAAAGGTATAATGCCTACCACGGTTGATGTAAATGCTTTTGGTACTAATGTAAATAATTGGGATGGTAGTATTGCAGCTAATGTTACTAATATGTTTAATGGTATTCCTCAAGATAATATACAAGTAGAATATTCAATGGATAATGGTGCTACTTGGAATACATATTTTGGTAATCCAGAAAATAGATTTAATCTTATAAACGATAATGCTAGAGGATTTAATTATTATTTAGGGTCTAATAATTTACTTGGTGATACTGAGGCTGATAAACTTGCTCAAATAAAGAAAAATCAACTTAGGGTTACTGTTAAGATTCCTGATGAAATATATCAAGAACTTAGTTGGATAAGTGTTGATGTAAATAATGGAGTTGATATAAAATGCCAAGTATATTTTGGAAGTAGTACTGGTGGTTATAAAGAATATGTTTCTAAAATAATGAAAGGATGGTCACACAAATGTGATATTTGTGTTGGTCCTAATAATGTAAATGTTGGTAATGATAGTTATCGTTATGTAAGATTAGTATTTAGTCATCTCAATACTCATACTGCTTTACGTAATGGTATTGTTACTAAAATTAGAGCTTTAGCTTTAACTAAATATAACTATAATGGTAACAGATATACAATTAGTACTACTGGTCATATATATGATTATGATGCTTATATGAATACTTACTTCCCTAATAGCATTCTTGCTAAAGGTGGAGTTACAGCTTATCAATCTTCTGACATCCGCTTGAAGCAGGATTTGCGGAAGCTGGACTACTTGGGTATCATAAAGGCGATGGGTGGCACGTTCAGCTTTGCTTGGAAGAAGGACAACACAAGGTCTATCGGTTGGATTGCCCAACACGTCTTGTGCAACCCTCACTTAAAGGACATCGTGGAGACTGACGAGAAGGGCTACTACAAGATTAACTACTGGTCTCCGAAGCTGATTGCAACGGCATTCGGTGCTATCGAGCAGGTGGGCGATGAGGTCAGCAGGTTAAAGGCTCGGGTGGTCTTCCTCGAATCAGAGGTTCAGCGATTGAGTGGAGATAAGGACGGCAATAACAAGAAGAGATTAGATAACAAGAATATTAATTCATTAAATTAGATTAGAAAATGGAGAATTTAAAGATTAACAAGAAAAGTGAACAGACAGCTGCCACTTATACCAAGGGCGGCTATCGAGTAGAAATCACCTACAATGTTGACAAGACGGGTGGCAACATTGAGAGCATCAATATGAGTATCTATGGTGACCCAAATGGTAATTATCTCGGCAATGCGAACGCAAGCTCCAACGGCAGCGAGCTGACCTACAACATCAGCGGTGTTCCGCAGAGCAAGCTCAGTGAGGTATCAGCATTGATTAAGGAGGTTAATTCCGCTATCGCTGCTAATATGGCAAGCGAGGCAGCAGAGTAAGTATCGTGAGCATTAACGCAGGGTGGCTCTTATAGAGCTGCCTTGCCTAGTGTTTTAAGTTCTAAAGATTAAGCGTATGGAACGATTTATGTTATGACTTGCGAAAGTGTTCAATGTAACAGTAGAGCGAGTTGTTACTAAAGAAGTTGTAACAGAATAAGGAACTGAAGTTGAATATTTAAAAAATAAAGATTATGTCTTACAATAGTGATAGTGGAATTATTAGTGCTCCTGTTAGCATTGATGATGTTAAACAAGCTCTTGGAGAGAGTAGCAATGACCTTGCTACTCTTTGTAAGAGTGAAAATATAAATATATGGAGTAAGTATAAACCTATTAGTTGTAAAGGTGAATTTAAAGAATATCCTATTAGAGAAGACTCTGATGAAATAGTAACATCTTCATATAGTAAATATACTTGTGTTGTTCGTTGTGGTATGAATATACCTATGGATACTTATAAGAACTTACGTAATAATTATGGAGGAGAAGGTTTTGCAATTAATGGTTGTTACAACCTTTATGTAGATAATATATATGGAAAAAATGGTGGTATTAGCGCTGATACAACTACAATGGTATCAGGAAAACATTTTCCAAAAGGTGGTGCTAATTCTCCTTATAGATTAAGTGATTTTAGAAACTATAATAGTAAAGCAAAAGATAATAGATGTCTGACTTCTCTTCCTCAATATAATACCGTTGAAGTTTATTATTCTTCAACTCTTAAATTTAATTGTGTATTATATATGAATACAAATGTGGATAATAACACAAATCTTACTATGGATGATATAATAACTGATTTATCTTTAGCTTGGTCTTTTTGGATTCAGATTCGTTATGATTCACCATATAATACTACTGATAAGATTTATAAAAATTATTATGTTGGTAATTGCAAAAAACCAACAGATTATATATATGCTGGTAGAGAAATAACTTTTGATATAGGTAGTGGAGATAAGGTTATTACTATTGTACCTTTTTTAGCATATACTCGTAATGCAACTTTATATGATGATACAAAAATAATTTTTATATCTCTTCCGGGTGCTATTAGTTTTAAATATTATCCTAGACAAATTAATATGGAAAGTATTAAAAGTGGTTCTAGTGGTTTTGTTGATTTCTCATCATTGAAACAATTAGTTGGTGGTACTTGTATTTGTAAAGCAAGAATATATAAACTTCCTGATGCTGCATTTACAGTTACTGATGGTATGTTTAGAAGTGTTTGCTCTTATGGTAATAATAAGACAACATACGGAAGAGGTTATGTATCTAATAGCTCTGGTCAAGAAACAGGTTCTGTAACTATTCCTGAAGGTGATAGAACAGATTATGTTGAAATATATATAAGATTTGATAATATTTATGATGGAGGTTATTATGGACAAAGATGTCAATTATCTTTTGAAATTAATATAGATGGTGGATGGAAACAAGTTCCTCCAGGAGGTAGTTATATTATGTATTAAAACGTAGATGTTCTTAACATAATAAATATACTAGAAACGTATTTGTGGTTTACGTTCTCACCGAGAAAGCAGACACGTTGCGACCTAGTGATTACCCAACGTGGGGGAAGCTGATTTTTAAATTCGTAAATTTTGCTCCTCCTGCATTGCTATTCGGAATTATTTTCTTAACTTTGCACTGTTAACAGGAAAGGTATTCTGCTATGGCAATCTGGAGAAGAATATTGTATAACATAAAAATAAAGAAACAATTATGAAAAAGATTAAGACAATCGAGGCTGTTGCAGCCTACAGAACATTGAAGGCATTGAAGACATCATCAATGAGCGATGATGCCGCTATGCGAGTTTGGAAGAATATGAAGGCTCTGCGCCACGTAGCCGATACCTACGACAAGGATGTGGAGGAAGCACAGGAGAGCATGAAGGACGATAAGTTCGAGGAGATGCAGCGCAAGCTTCAGGAGTGCCAGCAGCTAGAGCAGAAGCACGCCGATGAGGGCTACGAATATAACAAGGACGATTCAGCCAAGTTTGCGGAGGTCAATCAGTACTTTTTTAATCAGAAGCAGAAGACAGAGAAGTACTTCTCAGACCTTGCCAATGCCGAGGTAGAGGTAGCCATCGAGGACGTTGACGAGAAGGAGTTGTTCAAGGCAGCGAAAGATTGCGGCTTGAAGTTCGCTGATATGGAGAGCCTTGAGGTTGTGATAGGATAAACACTAATAGCGTTAGAATTTGGTAAGGAAGCCGTTCTAACGCTATTTTTGCAAGCATCTACTTTCAGATTGTTACTTTAGCAAATTTTAACTTTAAATTTTTGCTCAAAATAAATATTTTTGTGCAGTATTGTTTATTTTTGCAGCACTTTCCTTATTATTAAGAATGAGGAACTAAGAATAAATAACTAAAGTTTCGCAAGTGAAAATTCACAAGCGTGATTTAACGTAATTTTGGAATAA